GCTTTCTTGCTTTTTCTCAATTCACCCTGCACAGTAGTAGCAACCGCCCCAACCCCCGCAGGCATATACCCCACCAGTGATGCACCAGAGGATGCGGCAAGATCACCCGCAATTACCCCCTGATAAACCCGCCATTTACTTGCTGTGTCAGTTGTAAATGCAGCACTTGAGGTGTGCGCCACAACGCACACATACCAAGTTGTTACACCACCGCTCAATACGCTCACTAAGTCCTTCACGGCGTAGACAGTAGTGGAAGCCCACGCTCCTCGGTTATTGAATGACTTGATGCTATCCACCGCTGCTGATAGAGTGCTTTTTATGTGCCCAAGTCTATCAGTGGCAGTTAGTTCAAGGGATGTTGCTACGTTTGCGATGTGATCAACATCTAGTTTAGCATTGTTGAGGTCAGTAATAGTAATAGCTGTCATTTTGTTCTTTCTTTAATTAATGATGGAATTTCTAGAGGGCACTGTAGCAGTGTCCCCAGCGTAATACGCGTCATTGTAGTTAATGGCACGTAGAGTGACATATTGCGGATCGGTGATGTCAATCTCTTGAACTAAGTAAGCCATAGACCCACGAGCACTATCCGCTGCAAAGCTAAAGATAGTACGAATACCATCTTGTCCATATTGGGTGACAATAGTTTCTGTAGGAAGACTACTTAATATTACCTTATTGGGTGCACTGCCTGCTGTACACGCTATGCCCTGTAAGCTACCATCCCTCTTCATTAGTACAATACTATGGCTTGTTGAAGGCGTAAAGATTACAGATTGACTCAGTGTTAGTTCTAAGCCGCTCTGTCCTATAACTTCACCATCAAAGCTTTTGAAGCGAGTATTGTCAACAATATCAATGCGACTATTTGGTAATAAGCTACGAGCATCTAATGTCGTAGTTGTTTCAATACTGACACGTTGGCCACGTAATTTAGCATATTCTCTACTGGCTCTGTACCAAGCCTGAGTGAAGTTGCGTATCCCAGCAATCTCAAACTTCTTGTACTTAGTAGCACTGCCATCTAAAGGTAGACTGATAGTTTCACTTGTTTCACTTACTGGGTCTACATATACAAACTGCACACCATCATAGTCAGCGTCATTAGCAAAAGTTCTAGTGATAGTTTCACTCTTTGGTTTCTTGTTACGGTGCGTGAATAGGGCAGTAGACGCGGACTGTAGTTTATCAAATGACAAACGTACTTTACCATTTTGACGGTAAGCAATACAAAATCCTGCATTAGCAATTAGAACTAAGGTTTCTTCAAATGATGTGTTGTCTGAGTCAAAGGTATAATTAAACTGACCACATACTGTATTCCATGCATCCAATTGTTGCTGTATCCCCCAGATTTGAGCCATATCAATAGTTGTGGATAGGTTACAGTTACCGATTTTCGGGTCAGCACTAACTGCTCCGATGATGTCACATAACTTACTTGTAGCAGATATAGTACCTGATACATGCAAACCTGTTGCATCAAAAGAACCACTCCATGTAGTTCCGTTGTAAGTTGGTAATAGTCGGCTTGAAATACAATTGAGCTGTCTGGTTTTAACTGCTGTTGCACGAGCTGTAGCTTGAGTAATAGTATGGACTGTAGTTTTATTACCAAAATGTAATTTACTTATAGGCGTGATACTGTATAAATCAGCCCACTTGATTTCGTCCATTACTGTGCCACTGAAAGCATAATCATAAGGGGTAGTACGCCGCATACGAACTCTAGATGGGCCTGTCCATGCTGTGACATGTTCAATAGTATCTGCACGTTCATCAGTCACAGAGCCAGATAGTGAACTTGTAACAGTCTCTACTGTACCTGTTGGTGCTAATGTAGTAGCATTCAGTTGCTCAATTTCAATATCAAATTCTACAGTAGCTATAGACTTCCCACCGTTGTCTTTATACATACCGTTTGGTGCAGTGATGTTGCACCATACTTGAGTCCGTGCAGAGTCTGGAAGTGTAATCCAGTTAGTATAATCAGATACACCACTGATTTGTACGCTACATGTAACACTACTCAAGTCATACGTCCAGCTAGTACCACTGAGAGTAATCGTACCATCATCTACTGTATTAACTGCGTAAGTACCACTATAATTTACAGCAGTTGTAACCGCAGGAGTGATTAATACAGGCGGGTCTGATGTATCATATACCGCTGGTGTAACAATAACCGTCTGGTCAGTCATAGTAATGATAATATCGTCACTACTACTGACTACAGCATTGAAGTTAGGCTGCTTGGCAGCTTGTGTCACAATACCAGCAGTCGAAAAACTATATGCATCGCTTGTCGGTAGTTGCACTTGATTAAGTGCCTTCAGGGTAACACCATCAACCTCAATAGCCCGAGCTGCTGTCAATACATCATCAATAATAGCATCACCGATTTGTAATACTGGCGTACCACTATTGGGGCTAGTAAATGGATGATACACAGCAGCACTAGCTCCGGTAATATCAGCAATCAAAGTATCCCCATCCTTTAGGTTAGCTATGTCACAGTAACCCCTACTTATGCAATAGTACCCATATTCATATTTTTTATGCCCAATATACTTATTGTATGTTGGCATCATTAAACTAGGAATACTTTTAACAGTACCGTATATATCCTCTACCCGCTGATACATCCGTACTTGGTTCTCCCGGCTTGATAGGGCGTTGTTAGGGCTGCTCTGTGTACGGTTAGCCATAGCTACGTTACTAGGCATCTCTGGCTTGGGTGTAAGTAGTACAGAAGCAATAGTCACTACAGCAGCAATGATCTGTGTCACAAGTAGGAATCCAGGAGTTCCTGGGCTTTGAAGTACCGTATATGCAGGCGCATCACTATTGACTAGAGCACGAATATCTTCAGTAATCTCAGTTTCTGCTGATGGTTCACCTAAGAATACCTGAACCTTGACGTTAGGAGTATCACCATAGTAATCAAGCAGCCATTGGGCTACGCTTGGTACATCAAATACTTGTGGGGATACTGGTGCAAATGGGTGCGCATATAGTACAATACGAGTCATACATGTCCCTCTATAGGTCGTGCCCAAAACTGTACCACTTCAAATGTATCCATAATGGTGCTCATAGGTTCATAACGTGTGATGCTATTTAGTGCATGAAGTACTGAACCATTGATGTAGATTCCGCAGTGGTGTATACCAATATCAGCCCGTTTAGCCATCAAAACAATACACATATCCTCGGGTTGTATAACCTGCACAAAACCATGAGCACTCTTATGAATGGCAAGACGAAAAGCAGAGGCTACCTCACGAACTGAACTATTGATTGTTTTGTAGTCCACTGGTACAGATGAAAGTTCTGTATTATATACATCTGCAACCAACTCCCAGCACGGAAGTGGGCCATAAGTCTTAGCAAGGTAACTATTAATATTAATCATAAGAAACCTCTTAACATAGGAATATCACGGGGAGTATAAAGTTCACCTGTACGTGTAACATTAAATCGTGGAGATACAGCACTAATATTGGCTGCACCTTTAATAAAGCTTACTGACTCAACTTGTAGAGTAGCTGTAGCTTCTGCTGTGGTTAGGTCATCACTTAAAAACTCTCGATAGACAATGATTATCTTTTCAGCAGTATCAATTGGTATGCTATCCATTTCTTTGCGAAATTCATCTTCGATATCTACTGTATCAAGACTAATATCATACTTCTGGTCTAAGTTTCCTATGCTACCTGCAAGTTTTATGGTAATATTGCAAGGTTGCATAGTATTTCCACCAGCCAGCCCAACATAAGGCTCTCTCCACAAATGCCACACTTGGCTCATAGCACTATGGCTAATTTGTAGTGTAGCAATGGAGTGTTGAGTCTGTGGGGCACTAGCTAGGAATGTACGTAGTCTAGTTTCAATATCAAGACTCATGCATAATCCAGAACTAAGCTGTCCACATTAGCAAATTGAGTAATACGGGCTAGTAGTGAATTAGTGTCTACACTGTATTCACTATAGAGATCAAGCAGGGCTTGTGCTTCAGCAGTCGTCATGGTGTAGACCTGATTTTCTGCCTCTACCACAAACGATACGATACTTGTATTTACATTAGCACGAGTGACGGAATATGATCCGGGTATGATAGTTGCTGTATGAGTACTCAAACCAAAACCACTATCAAGAGGCATCTCAAAACTAATTGATCCTTTTTTGATAACATGGTGATAGAATGCAGTCCACACCGAAAACAGCAACTCATTCATTGCAAATGTAACGTGGAATTGCTGCGGGCCACGATCCCAGTCAAGGGCGTACCTAGCAGCACCGCCAGCGACTTCGGTTCGCATTACACCACCGGGTTCATCAATACTGTAGCTGGAAACAATAGGGGCTAACCCACTTGGTAAAGTAGGCATTATCTACTCCTTTGTAAAGAGAAATTACGAGACATTGACCTTGATGTTTTACTATTTGGGTCTTGCATTGCAGCATTAATTCGTGCTTCAGCAGCTTGGGTAGCCTCTTCAATAATCAAAACACGTTCACCGTCACTCATGCGTTGTTCAGTAACTTTCCCAATCTTTGCACTGGTGTTGTTAACAATCGTTATTGCACCACTAGAATTCTTTGAGTTTTCATACCCTGAGAGTTGAACACCAAGTTTTCCATTGGCTCCACGAGATAGTGGCATAATAGCCTCTGGCCCTGCTTCCCCCATCACCCCAGTACCACCAGCAAATTTAAACAGTGTTGGACTGCTGACGATGCTATTTGTAAATGTGTCACCATTAGCAAAGGCTTTGACTCCATTATCAAAGGAGCCGCCATTGGCAAATCCTTTAAACATCAGAGTAAGTATGTCCCCGCCCATCTGTGCAAGCGGTTTAGTGATAGTCTGTTGAATAGCAATACGGATCATGTCGTTGATGATGCTATCAGCAAGACTTGCAAAATCTAATTTACCAGTCTTGACAAAATTAACCAATGCATCTTCCATGTTCTTAAACGCATTGGTGAACATGTTCTCAGATGCTTTGGCTACGTTTTCAATTTCAGATAAGTAGTTAGCAATAGATTCAGACGCACCCTTAGACCAGTCAGCTTCTTGTTTTAGACGTTCTGCGTAGTAAGCATCATACTCAGATAAAGATGTTGCTTTGAACCGCTTAATACGTTCTAACTCGTTGTTATATTTAGCTTCTGCGTCAGAACCAAATATACCGTTAGCTTCTGCATCTCTGCGAGACTTTTCTAGGTCACGGAATTGTTGTGAGTATTTATCTTCAATTTGGTTTCTGCCTGATTGACGGCTACGTTCGGAGGTTCCTACGCCCGCACCAGCTAATTCACGACTTTGTGACCTACGTAGAGTGTCAAGATATGATTGAGCAGCATCTTCAGCATCTCTATAGTATTGCGCTAGTTTCCTACCAGCAGCCTCCTCTTGAAGAGATAATAGAAGCATACTATGTGTAGACTTCTCTTGTGCAAGACCAAGTTTAGCTTTTGCTTCTGCAATCTTCTTATCATTGTCGATCTTGTCTGTGCCGATAAGTTTTTCTTGCTTAAGTCGGTCTATTTCTTTTTGTAGAGCATCTTCACCAGCTTGGTTAGATAGTTCAAGAAATATCTTCTTTGATGTATAATAATCAGATTCATCGACTAGACCAGCACTACGTAATGCTTCTAGAATAGACTCACCATCAGAATATGCTTTTACCTGCGCTTCTGATGTCTTTCTGATGTTGGATATATCTGCGTCTAGTTGATGCTTTGCAATCTCACCAGGGTCTAATTTGGATGGGCCTTTTTTGTCACCCATAATGATACTCTTCCAACCAGCAAGAGCCTTATCAGCTTCAACCTGGCTTATAGTACCAGCAAGAACGGCCTTTTGCGTTTCAATCTGCTTGGCTTTGTATTTGTCTTCTTTACTGATTGACTTGTCAAGAGATTGTTCATTTTCTTTACGCCACTTAGCATATTGAGAGTTTTGTGCTTTTGAGTCAGAGAAGTTTTTCTTTTCTTGATTTCCTCTATTCAGAATACTCTCAATAAGTTTATCTTGCTCTGCTCTTGCCGATGCTGCATCAATTTTCATTTGCTCACCAATTGTTTTGGCTCCAGCAAAATCACCACGCATCACAGATGCTATCTGAGCAGCGACACCACCAATCTCTTTACCTACGCCTTTGAGAGTAAACCAAACCTCAGAAACGACAACAGCGACTGTTTCCCATACTGTCTTCATTACCGAGATAGCGGCATTGGATGTTGTAAGGTCATAGATTTCTTGTTTTACGCGCCCTATGGCAGTTTTAATACTATTCCAAAGTTCTTCAATAGGGGATAGGTTTGACTTAATTTCATCAGACATTGCAACATTAGCTAATCTCATAGCTTCAGTTGCGGCAGTAGCTGCAGCAGTCTTATCCCCTTGTTGTTCAAGAGATGCAACAGTATCTAAAACACTCTTAGATACATAACCATTAGTCTCTGCAAAATTAGTCAAAGCTTTGGTAGGGGCATCCTGTAGCTCCGCAAACTTCTTTGCAGTTTCACTAATAGGAATACCAGCATTCTTTTCTAAATCTATTGCAGATTTTATAATCATATCCAATCCGTCTTTACCAATTTTCCCTACTTTGGTAAATTCAGTGATAGCGCCCATAGCTTGCAAAGTACCAACCCCGATAGACTTCATTCCTTCAGCATAAGCAACTGCTTGATCTTTTGAGAAACCAATAGCACCACCAGAGGTAGCAAGAGCTTTTGATAGATCACCCTCAGATTGAATGATCTTTTTGTACTCAAGACCTAATGTAATTACTGCAACAATAAGAGCAGCAATGCCGGTGGCTGCAACCATAGATGCAGATTTACTTATCTTTTCTAAAGATGCAATATATTTGAAGTTCTCTTCACCACCAGATACAATTGCTCGTTTAGCAACATCCATTACTGCGGAGATACCTGTGATGTTTCCAATAAAACTAGCGGTAGCTCTGCCAGCATCCATGAACAAACCACCTACCAAGCCTGCAATACCAATGGCAACCTGCTTGATTGCAGGAACCATAGAGTAGAATGATGTTCGTAGGATGTCACCAAACTTTGAGGCTTCTACACCTGAGAGATTCAGTAAATCTACTAGCTGCCCAGATTGCTGTAAAAGAACAGTCATTGGAGCTTGCCCAGAATAGAGCGACACACCAATGTCGGTGAGCTGCGGGGCAGCAGCTCTAGCGAGGTGTTGCTCACTCCGCTTCATCTCTTGGGCTTGAACTTGAGCAAGTTGAGTTTTATATGTTGCCAGCTTACTGGTAACTACATCTTGAGATAGCCCAGATTTTCTTAATGCAGATTCGTACTTTACAAGCGAGTCTGTACCTGCTCTATCCAAAGAAGTATTAGTAGTGTTTAAAGCAGCAGCAAGTTTTTGATCAGCTTGAGTCAAGTAGTTAGTAGCTGTAACAACTTCTTTACGTTGCTTAGTAACAATATCTAATGCATTCTGTGCACGGTTAACAGCAGCAGCTTCTTGGATAAATTCTTGTTTATGTAAAGCTTGTGCTTTAGTAACCTCTTGATAGGACTTACCTTGCTTTGTCAAGGATACACCAATACGATCCAAGTCATTACTTAGTTCACGAGCTTGTTTTGTGGTTAAACTACTTCCTTCATTAAAGAAACCTTGGGCTGCAACAACTTCTTTCATTGTCTTCTGAAGGCGTTGCAAACCTAGTTCCGACTTGTCAAATGGGTTGCTCTCAAACGCCTTTTGGTCAATAAGAACTTTCTTTAGTTCCTCAGAGAGTTGTCCTGTCGCTTTAGCTGAAGCTAGAATACCAGATTGACCTTTAGAGAAGCCTTGAGTTTGAAAGTCGTAGATGTCATTCTGACGTTGCAGAATGCTATTACTTTTCTCAATTGATGCCGCTGCACTCTTCTGAGCTTTCTCAGTGCTCTCTACCGCCTTTGCATTTACCGCCTGTGCTTTAGCATTATCAAGATTTGCACTTGCGTTATCCTTAGCAGCTTTAGCAAGCGTAGCTTCAGTACGTGCAGCATCCCTAGAGGCTTTATCTAGTTTACCAAGATTTTGAACAAGTGTGCCAAGGGTTGTACTTGCCTTTTCAAGTTCAGTAGTATCAACGGCAAATTTGAGCTGACTTAAATCCATAATTTTCTTTCTTTACCATCTTGTTGTTTTTATATGTTGACAGCAAAGAAGCTATCTGATATAGTCATAATTAATCTTAATATATAGTCTATTTATAAACAACATATTAAGAAAGCCCCGTAAGGGGCACTTAACACTAGGGCAGACTCGCGCCTCTATCCCTAGTGTTTCAATCCTTATTTTTTATTCTGTTCTTTTTCTTGTTGCTTTGAATAATGATTTATAGCCACTCTATCAAATGCTTCAATAATCTCTACTTCATAAGGCTCAGGAACAACACCAATCAATTCAAAGAACGCCCGTATCTCAGAATAAGGAATTGCAGATACCCCCCATCCTGAAGGTCCACGGTTAGAGAGTTTGAGAAACCATTGCCAATATTCCTCCATGCACTTAGGTAGTTCAACTAAGTTCTCTAATTCTTTAGGAACTCTGCCAATCTGACGTTGTACATTTAGAAGAGCATCTTTTAACGTTTTACCATCAGATTGAATCTCTGAGAGTTCAAACTCTTGCTTTGCATAAACTAAGGCCTGTGATAGTGCTTCAAGAACAAAAATTGCTGGAGGCGTTACTGACCTCCAAAACTTGAGCACGAATCCAATCATATTCATCGAAGAGTGCAATAGCTGCTTCAATGCTAAATGGAATATCTACACCATCCTTTTGGATTTTACGCCAAGAGATAATACGCACTGCAGCGGCTTCGTTTGCGTTTTCTAGGTAATCTTCTACAAGCTTAACCTTCGTATTTTTATTACCTTTACTAGCAGCAACAGCCTCTTCCTTGAATTGCTGGTTGATTTGTTTACGTTGGTAAGCAACCACTTGCTTGCTGCGCTCACCACGGACTGTGATGAAACCGTCAAGACCTTCACCAGTATCAGGGTGAGTAATTTCAAATTCAAAACCATTTTCAGCAGCTTTTGCCAAGTTATATTTAGAAATGTCCATGTATTTTCCTTTCTTTGTTATAAACGAACAAAAACCCTTGACTAAAAAGCGAAGGGCTTAAGTGACTAGATTTTATTGCTAGTCAAGATACTATTATAACACACGGAAAGAGATTAATCAAGAGAATTATTCAAGTTGTTGTGGAGATAGTGACCAGCCTTTTACTGAGTTTCTTGAGGTGTTCGTTATAAAAAGTGGTCGGGTATCTAGATCATAAAGACCTTCTAGTTGTTCTCTGGTTCCAATAAAATTCCCGTGGTCAGAATGATACCAATTGTAGACTATCTTAGAGCGTTTAGACTGTTTTACAGTACCCTCGTTTTCGGACAAGTACCAACCTTTTTGAGTTTTAGAGGTACCATTTGATAGCAAGTGATAGGGGTTAAACCCATTTAATTCACAGAATTCTTCTCTTGTTCCTAGGAATTTACAACCGCTCTTATGCGAGAAACTATATACAGTTTTGTCCCTGCGTTTTTCAGTACCAGCTTTATATGGGTCTGAAAGTCTGAGTAAATCTTCTTCTGTTTTACCCTCCAAAACTACCCATCCCTTAGAGGTAGTGTCCGAAAAGAATAAAGCGTTTGTATTTATTTCAAGAGCCTTCTTCGCAGCAACCCGTGTTCCCTTGAAAGTATCTCCAGTTGGGAGGTGAAGAAAGGTATACTCGTTTGTATCAGCATTTGGATTATTCATACCCTCTATTGTTTTATTTTCTAAGCTGTCTAAATCAACATCCTCTGGTAGATGATCTAAAATAACCCAGCCAAAGTGAGAGGAAACCCCCATTCTCCTGCTTGAGAATAAACCATTAATCCTGAGATTATACTTTTTCTCAAAAGCCATCCTATTTCCTGAAAACTTGTCTTTTGATAGAAAATTATAAAATGAATAAATAATTCTGTCAGCCTTATAGTGTTTAAGCCCAGACTGAGCCTCAGAGATTTTTCTTCTTGTTTCAGAGTTCAAGCGGCTGGGGCCATCTCCTCCGTCTGAGAGATTGGTGAGAGTACCCTCATTGAGGTCACGCCTCCCGTACAATGCAATTAAATCTTTTTCTAATTCAAAAGCATACCAATCTTGTAAGTTATTTTCTACAATCTCAACGTACCAACCATACTTATCCGCAGTACGCTTCCATAGTATGTTTCTCCCAAATCCGCTCCATGCCCTCGTACCACTCCCCTTACCGACATAAAATACCTCACCAGTTGTCTTCTTTTTGTGTACATAAACATAATAATCCAAGATTTAGACTCCTTTCACAAACGAAAAATCCTCCTAAAGCAATTAAGCTGAAGGAGGATTATAACACAATTTTAAATTTTATGCAACTGAAGTATCTTGTAATAACAAAGTTGTTGCAGGTAATCCACCAGTTGTAACTGTATTCAAGATAGCTTGGAAAGAATGCTCTTGCACAATACCAGTTTCACCATCATTGCGAGTTGCACTGCCTAGTTTTATGGATGGCAACACAAAACTAATTACATCTGAATTTGCCTCAGAGCCAGTTGTAAGGGCAAAAACAAGACTGATTTTAGTTTCATTAATAAAGTAGTCTCGATAAACTACGTCTTCAAAGTAAGTAGAAAAATTCCCAGTTACATTAATTCGTCCATCAAAAATATCGGCAGCATACTTTGAACCAACTACCTTGGCGCTCTCAAGTCCTCGATCTAGTGACAAGCTTGCATTAGTAATAATACCTGTAGGTGTACCGTTTACTAAGACGTTTCCAGAAACTCCAATCGTTAGACCAGTAGTGGATGCGCTAGTGGCCGTTGCAAAATGCTGGGTAGACCCAGTTTGCATCATACCTTTACCCATGAAAGAAAAATCTACAGTACAGAAACCCGAGGCAGGGAGTTGGACTGCAACAGAGCCAACCTTATTCCCAGCATGCACTTCACTTACATTAACACCCCCACCATAGAACTCTTCTACCGTAAAGGAATCAGAAGTATGCCCAGTCAACGGAGCAAAACTCTGCTTACCAACAATGGCAGCACCAGCACTAGCAATTGGGCCTTCTGCTGTAAGCGTATTAGCATCAAAAGTTTTAACTGTCAACACGAGTGCTGTGACAACTAGAATTTGAATATTCTTTGCTACATTTGCGGGAGCAAAACCTGCACCAGACAAGCGAATGACATTACCTACATAAAACCCATCTGTCAACCATGATCCTGCAGCACGGGTAATAGTATAGAAAGAACCTGACACAGCAATTGTCAAGGATGCACCAGTAGTAGTCCCACCCGCAGCAAAATCCTTCGCAAGAGCAGCAGCGAAGAAATCTGAATAAGTCCCCGGAGAGAGTTCCCCATTCAATGAACCTTCAGTGGAAAGGTTACCTAGACGGTAGTCAGCAATTTGGTAGTCCTGGCGAATTTCTGCGCTCTGATAATTTTCAGCCGTCTGGTTAAACTGACTTGTAACACGACGTAATTGTTTAGCTCCTGAATCTGAAGCAATTGTACCCCAAGAAGGTTCCTTCTTATAAGCGATTTTTTTATCTACACCTTTGGCTAGAGTCATTTTTTATTTTCCTTATTTTAATTTGCAAATTAAACTTTACGCTGAGGGCGTATTTATTAAGCCTGATAAATTTCCACAGTAAGTGGAATAAGTACAGGAACAATAATCCTGTCATTAGTAACTGCTGCACCAGCAATTTGAGGAGTGCTTAGTACATGCATACGAACTCCACTTTCTGTTAGAGTCAGGCCCTTGTAAAACCAATCCCTAAGCACTTGTGCTCTAGCAATTGCTCCAGCAGTTCCGACATCTAACTTATCAGCTACGAATATCTGAACTTGAATATTCTCTCTGTGATAGTAAGCACCAAGAGTAGGATCAGTTGGAGGGTTAATCACAAACTGCAATCTTTGGTACATCCCTATAGGTGCTGTGAAAGGGATACCTTCAAAGGCTGTAGGTAAGGAAGGGGTAAGAGCGGCAAGTCTTCTTCGTACTGCTGTTTGGGCTGTAGTAATACTCATTCTTATCCTTTAAAAAGCCTGACAAGATCAACTTGATATGTTTGCATAATGCTATCCAGTGTTGGTTGCATGATGCCTAAGTTGTTTGTCTGAGAGCTGTAGTTATTTTCAAGCTGTCTAATATAGAAACCTTTGTTTCCAACAAATACTGACTCACCAAGTTTGTAATTAGTAAGATCAGACTTTACTAAAGAAAGAGCTTCGCTACCGGAGTTAGCACCATAGATTGTTTGTATGCTAAAATCACCGGAAGTATTTGCTTGCCAAGAACCTCTTGCAAAACCTTCTTCTGGAGATAGATACTTTCTGGACTGATACCATTCAAAATACTTTTTAGCATCACCAAGAGGTGTCTTTTCAATGGCAGTTTTAGCAATCTCATAGGAGAATCCTACAACCATCTTTTCTAATCGTCTGACAGTATCTTGGTGGTAGGCTTTTAGTTCTTCTAACACTTTTGACACGTCTACGGTAATCATGTCAACCCTTTACACCTAATAATTTGTATAATATAGTTTTACCGTGAGATGTGAATGCTTGGAAGGAATTGATTCGATAGACTTCACTTTGATAAGTTATCTCATCAGAAACTTTAGGGATAAAGGTTAGTCCATCAGCAGCTAAGTAGAATTGGACTACAGTCTTGCCTACGAGGGTGGGCATGTTGTACTGGTTGGCAACTACTGGTTCTGGATAAATCTTGAGGTTAGTAGTTGTTATAGCCTCTGTTGCTGACCCTAGGATGGGGTCTACAGTACGGGTGATGGTAGAGTAAGGGAGAAGCTGTCCGTGACGCGCTAGGGCACGTTTAGTTGATCTGACGGCCCAATCCATTTAGTACCTCGTACCGAATGTGAAGTCATCTACTTGGTAGAGAGGATCAGTTTTACCTGGATTGACTACAATGTTGTTATCTGTGTTGGCTACGTTGGCTTGCATGTCGGTGATAGAGATGCCACCGAAGTATCCCTTCAATCCTTGATACAATGGATTCAGGTTCTGGTCTTTAATGTAGAGTAACAGTGCTTGACGGTATGCTTCAGCAGAAGTATTCTTTACACTGAAGATTGAGACTGTTTCAGAGTTCATTGTAGACAACTGGAACAGAATTGCTCTTGCTGCGTCTAGGGCGGCACGAGGAATATTGTTGCTATGCTTATCTAAAAAATACTGGTAGGAAGTATCGTCTAGTATTGGAAATGATACATCAGTGTCGCCAATCTCAATACGAAGCTTAGCAATGTCGGTTAATGCCATCGTAGGCTCCTTTTTATTTTATTCTATTGAAATTTACTGTTCAGTGAATAAACTTTAATAGAAGGGGCGAAGCCCCTGTTGTCTATGTGCCGTGTCGTTCAGTGTAGCCTGCGCCTTTGCCAACAGTCATCTTATATCGCCAGTTGATTGCTTCTTGTAGAGCAATTGCGTAACCTATCTTGTTGATACTAAATCTTTTAGTCTTAGGTTTGTCATTCTCACGCCAAGTTGCACGGAAACAATTTCCTTCTCTGAGAATACCGTTAAACCCCGTAGAGTTATTCTTTCTCTTACTGCAATTCTTATTATTTATCGCACGGGTGACAACACGCAGATTATTTATGTTGTTATTGAGAGAGTTCCCATCAATATGATCAATGACAAGAGAATCAGGTATTTCACCATATACAAGTTGCCAAATTACTCTGTGTACTTGAACTGCATAGTTTTTAAACTTGATAGCCCAGAACTGTTTTCCAGAAGACCGCATTCGTTTATGCCCACAGTTACCAATATTACCTTTTTCGTATAGGCCATTAAACACACCCTTAATTCTTACTAGCCCACTTGGGGAGGATGCGTCGTATGCAAAATACTCTGCATAATCACTGAAAACAATAGGATTGAATGTAGATTTGTTAACTAAACCAGGGAGTTTAATAATTAACGCATTCTCTATTTCTAATGCTTCTTTCTCTGGTAAACCCTCTCTGTACATCTCAATTAAGTAGCCCTTACTAGCGACTTCATCCCACCCTTTACTTCTGGCAGATTTCTGCCACGCTCTTTTGTTTCGCCCCTTACCAACGTAAAACACATTACCATCCATGGTTTTATGCAAATAAACGTAGTAGTCATTTTTCATTTTTATTCTCCCGAATACTCCACTAAACAACAAGCAGCAGAACGGTGGATAGTCGTCTTTTCGGGGATCAGCCTAGCTGTTGCTAAAAACAGTTAATTTTAACATAGTACCTTGATTTTGTCAAGATACTACATTAAAAGGACTCTTACGAATCCAATTAGTTTGCTATCGTTTAGATAGCAGCTTTTGAGCCTCCGCTTACGAAGCCGGGGCGTTTCATCACATTCAAGAAGTTCGACTCTGCTTCAATAGTAACTTGAGTACCACGAACATCATCAAAAGTCCAAAGGTAATTTTTCTCGGCTACCGTGTTCACAAAGCCAAAGCGGTTCGGTGGCCCATAGAAAGTGAAGAAAGCATCATCACCGTTATCGGCAACAAACACAGCCTTATTAGCATCAACCAAAGCAGTACCACCGAAAGACTGAGACACTTCAATGAACTCGATATTGGAGAATACAAAGCGTCTGTAAAGCCCCATGCCACCCGCACGATCACGGCTGATTTGTTGCGGTGCCACGGCAGAATACAGATTGTATGCACTCTGAACTTTCACATGGCCGATCAGGGCAGAGAAGAAGCCTGGAGAACAGAATGCCACCACGCGCTGAATTACTTGACCTTCTGTTGCCTGCGCTTGAAAGTTAGAAATAACTGCCTCACAGTGAGCGATAATATCCGAAGCAGCATTTGCCAAATCGAAGTTTTCATTCACACGGGTAACACCTAGAGCGGTGTAGAAATTTTGAGCTGAAACAGTACCAGACGGGAACCAAGCGTCCCCGTTAGCTAAAGTACGGAAACGAGCAAAGTTCAGGGTATTGTCATACGACTTGCGAATCTTTTCCATCTTCCACAACAGTGCACGTTCCTTGGTATCCAACTCAGGAGTCATTGCGCCCGGACGAAGCACACCAGCAATGTCTTGAGGTCGCAGAGCATCATACAAAGGGTGATGCGACATTTGGAACGAATGCAGTTTACGTAGATCGTTACCAGTAGTTTGAGGTTGAGTTCCTTCAACTTGGTCTTTAACCAAAGCCAAAGTACCTGCACGTTCTTCAAAAGTCACAACCTTGGTAGTCAGGAATTCTTCGTTCCAGATACCAAGATCATTCATCAAAGTCCAGCCTTGCGGCAAGAGCAACAGTTCGTTAGTACGATCTACTACTGAGAAGTTATTGGACGGGTTAGTATAAAGTGCCATTTTTAAATCCTTATTCTTTTAATTATTAGATAGTTTCCAGAATCTGGATACCCTTAGCTGCGAGTGCTGCATAAACAATGGTCTTTTCAGCAGCCGTGTCATACGAAGCGTCCAAAACCAAACCACCCTTGCTAACACCAGCAGGGCCACGAGTTACCGCAACCACAGTAGTATCGGTAGCACCAAGAATTGTCTTAGCTTCCCAAACAATAGCATCTGCAACAGCAGTACCATCAGTTGCTGTTTGTACAGAACGTTTGTACTTGTAAGTACCTGCTACAGCAATAGTGAAAGCATCACCAACCACAAAATCAGTAGCATCTGTGAGGGTAAATGCAAGACCACCCTTAGAGAATGCAACTGCTACAGTACCAGCGCCAACAGTGCGACCGGTGGGGTCAGTAACAATAAAAGTACCAGCATCAGTAGCAGCGGCGGTAATTACCAAGCGGTATTCACCAACTTTTGCAGGGGCTGATACGGTGATAGTACCAAAAGTACCTGTACCAGTGTTACCCGCATCAGCTACAGCAGCAGCAGTGCCACTAGCAAGATACTTACCAAGTACAGTGTTTACAGCAAGGGTGCCTGCTGTGTCATTAACAGTTACTGCTTCACGGGTATAAGCGTAGTCAGCACCGTATTCATGTTTAACCCCATTAGAGAGTGTGTGCACCGAAGTTGCGACGAGAGTCATATTTTTCTCCTATTATTATTGTTTTGCTTGAGCGTATTTGCTCTTGATCACTTGAGCAAGTTTAGATTCTTTATTATCTTCACCAGCTTCAGCACTAACACCTTGCTCTGTAAATAGAGCGGATTTTTCAATCAGGGTATTCATGCTCTTAAACACTTCAACCAAAGCGTTAAAGTCTTCTTGCGCTTCCAAAGCCAATGCAGCCTTGATAATCACAGCAGCTTGCTTTTCATCTTTGACTACAGCCTTAACAGCATCAGTCTTGGATTTAACAATTGCTTGTTTCTTTTCTTCTTCAATTTTGCTGATTTGTTCCAGTGCTTTTTCGAGAGCGACCTTTTGGTCATCGAACTGCTTTTGGATTTCAACAAACTTTGCTTTTTCAACCATTTCTGGTGTAGCCATTTGCTTTTCCTTATTTTTCTTTACTCTAGAGGCAGATGCCTCAACTTGTTTCTCAACTTTAATTGAGGTATCCGACTTCTTTTCGTCGAATTCTTTGAGGGCTTTCTCAATTTCCACTTGGTCATGGAGAACGTCCAAATAATCTTGCTCTGTCAGATGAGAGAGGGCTTCTGGTAGATTCTCTGCTTCGTGCAGAGATTTGATAATACTAAAGGATGTGAAGCGATCTTCAACCCAGTTCATGTATTCATCTTTAGCTTCTTGAACTTCATCTTCAGGAGGTTCAACCCAGCCCATAAGACCAGCCAAGAATTCAGCATCATCACCCCAGATGTAGAAGAATTTTTCCAGAAATTGCGGTAATTCCATCGTGATCTGAACTTCTTGAGCCTTCTTAATAAACTCAGGGGAGAAGTTAGCCCCCTTAGCTACAAGAATCGGAATCCCATTTGCCGGGCCTCCAACTGAAGGGCCAACCAAACTCAATCGAGCGTCACCTTTAGTAAAGTCAAAGCCTTTAAGCTGGCGTTTTGCTTTTTGTTTTTCCGTCATCATTCCCCCATTGGATATTCGTATGCATCACATTGAACAGATACACCATTGAACGTACCGTCCTTGATGCCTTCCCAAATCCAATCGTGCTGTTTTTGATCTTCTACTTCGATGGTAGTCACCCAAGTACCTTTTTTGACTTTAGTTTCACCGATAGTTGCTTCACTAGGCAGGACGTATGATTCAATAAATTGAAATCCGCTAGTATCAATCAGGTGTAAGAGATTAGCCTTCCTGCAGTGTTTATTGAATGAATAACACGCTTCAGCTACATCTTCTTCAGAATACCAATCTCCGTGAAGATCAGTAGTAGTTCCATCTTCATCTTGAGGCTCAAGAACTACAAAGGTAGCTCTTCGCTTTTCGATATCTAAAGACTTAGCTACAGAAACACTTTTTGTTTTGTTCGTCATCTTTTCTTTCTTATTAGTATTCTAGATAACAGATAAATCAATTATATCATACTTTTGTAATAATTACAAGTGAATTATTGAATTAACTTATCTGAAGCTGTCTAATTTAGGCTACTAATCTCACCTTCGTAGAAGGTAATGTATCCAGCAACCTTGATCGGTATAGCTGCTTTGTTAGTAACCCTCAATACACACACTTCGTTAGGAGGAATAACCCTCTCAATACCTGCTGCATGAAATGCACCAATAGCCTGATTTGCATTAGTATCTGACCCATAAGAGTATGTTCTAGCTGCCATTTCTGTTCCTGCATTAGAGACTGTTGCCCCAGATTTAAATACAGTAAGTGGTGGAGTAGATATGCCTGAATGTAAGTTATAAATAGAGAGATTAGAACCACCAGTATATGTAGGAGTCTTATACACAGCCACTTCAATACCAGAACCAGTAAAATTAATCGACTTATTTTTAATCAAAACGTACTGGTTTCCAGTAATCATTACAAGATCGGAGGAAGCACCAGAAGCAAGAGATGTGTTCTCAAACGATACCTCCCATTGGGAACCATTCTTTACGTTTGCTTCGGTGAAAGATTGAGTAGTAAGCCCCTTAAGCCCGGTATAAACTCTATAATCAATTGGAGCACCAATAATGTTCCATGCACCAAGTTCAACAGCAACTACCCCGCCGTAACCTGTGGTGCTTTTTACAAAGCAACCAAGGGAACCTGCTGGAACTACAAACTGCTCAAAAGGTAAGAGAACTATCCCGTGTTCTTGAGCGGTGGAATGGAGACAGATTAACAGTGCAGAACTGCTAAGGTTCTGGATGAGTAGCTTTGTGCCTACAGGTGTAGTAGAGGCAGTGTAGACATCAGTAAACCCCGTGCCGGAGGACACGGGGAGAATTTGGGCGGTTGTCATTTATCAATTACCTTCCATTGGTAGCCAAAGGCAGTAACTGTTTCACCCCTTAAAGCTGCGTTGAGTGTGGACTTAGCACTCTTGAGATTTTTAGCCTTCCCATTATTTACAAAAGACTGCGATGCCTCTAACACTGAACTAAAGATCACACCATCACTCCGTTGAATCTTACGTTTACGAGACTCGTAAGGGCATGCCTTCATTTTCCGAATCTTTTCTTGCTTCTTAGTAATTTTTATTTCAGATTGTGCTTGGTAAAACTCATCCTTATTTGATTCAACCCACCTAAATACATGCCCCAGATAAGAGTATGCTTTTAAGTTAGCTACATGACAAATTTTTATATTCTGTTCTTGTTTGTTATACAAGTCAGCAACATACATGGCACATTTTCTAGAACTCTCAAAACAAATAGACTCATCCATGATTATCTTCCGACTCATGGATTTGTGGTAGTCCTTACAGGCTTGGCTATTTTTAGCAGACTCTTTTTGTTTAGCAATAGACTTCTCAGAAATTACCCCACCAGACCTTCCTTCTCCACCATCTGTAAAGTTCACCAGTGGGCCTGTACTAAGATCAATTCTTCCATAAAAAGAAATTAAATCTCTTTCAAGAGTAAAACTTAATTCTTCGTCCAGGTTGTCTTTGACAATCTCACAGACAACCCCATTCTTCTTTGCAACTTTATGCCACAAATTATTTCTACCTGTGGACTTCCATCCCCTAGAACTATGTCCCTTCCCAACGTAGAATACCCTGTTATCGGTAACTCTCCGGTGGACATAAACATAGAACTTACTGGGAACGTAGTCAAATTGTTTTATAACTTCCATACTGGTCTTAAAACAAAACTATCCAACATTTTCAAGATTATTTGAAGATGTATCTTGACCACTTACGTTAGTAGCGGTTCCATCCCCTGGCGAAACCATTCCATCCGAAGCCCTGCTTGTTTCCGGTGTCAACAAATCTTGCTGGGGTGGTAAATCTTCTGGCAAAGGATCAATGCCAATACCTTGACGTACAGCATTCAGTACAGCACGATCTTTTTCAAGCAACCCAACAGACGCAACACGTTGCAGATACTTACTCAAACTCTCAATGTCTGTATTATCTAGACCATCAAAATCAAGTTTACCCATACGTTCAGTTGACCACAAATTAATTTCATACGTTTGCCGAATCAAATCATTTTGAATAACTTCAGCAATGTTAGAAATCAATCGCTCCGCATAAGCCCCCGAGAGACTATTTTTAATAGCGCCTAAAGCAAAAGAGCCAGTGGTTCCTACACCTTGTAAAAGTATGTCTGCGAACAAAGAGATAAAGATCAAACCACGGTAGTACTCTTTAATCTTATTCAGATCAAAGTTCTTCTTACCATCAGATGAAAGTAACTTAATATCATACAAAGGTTTGCCTTGCTCATCGTAAAGACTTGGCAAAATAATACCCATCTGTTCACCGACTTGCAGATTACGGATAGCATTTTCAAAGTACAATCTTTGTTCCTGATCACCATCAGCAGCAAGCACTTGTGGAGGCAAACTCAGAACTGGAATTCCGTTTAAATCCTTTGCTACTCCAAGTGCCTCAAGCTCCTCAAGTTGAGTCAAGAACCTCCAAGCGAGGTATGCATCACGCAAAGGGGATTTTCCGAAAGGATCACCACGATGTTTTCCTGTGCGGAAAAGCATAAACTTACTTCGTGGGAGATTAATAAGATTACTACGCTTACTAAAACGGTTATAAATATCATTGATAGCAGAAAGATTCTGCTGCACACCAATAACATCATTCCCATCTTCAGAAAAGATAAACTTAGAAATACTTTCTTGAACACGAATAGGAAGTCTCTTCCAACCGATAACACCGTCATCATAAAGACTGCCATTAGCCTTCAGACGCTTACGATATACCTTCTCATGCACAGAGAATCCAAATATGTTGGAGCTTAGGATATCTCGCACAAACTCAGGCCATGATTGATCCATGTCTTGCATCATTTGATTGATGATTTTGACTTGATTCTTCTCTTCTTCTGTAGCATTCTCTGGTGGTTTGTAAACCCAAGTAGCCCTAGAGATAATGTTTTCAAAAAGAGTCAACGGGGCGTTGATAGCCGAATGGTACGACATTTCACGAAAAGTATTAATACTATGAGGCCAGTTCAACTCTCGTTTGAGTTCGTCTTGTGTAACTCCACTATACACCCGAAGGCCAAGGCTACCAAGTTCACCGAGTCTAAACCTCTCTGGCTGATCCAAAGGACTAATAACTGCCTTTGTAACTGTTTTCTTTCTTGCAACCATGAGGCTCCCTTATTTAATATTGAATGACGGTAGCGTAAAAGAAGTTTTACCTTGTCCGTATGAATTGTGGAAAGATGGCATAGATTGACCTGTCATTGAAAGATTAGGAAGCGTCATCATAGGAATTTCTATTCCCTTGTTCAAAACAAGGAAAGCATCTGCAGTTGCATCAACCATGTCATCGTGATACTTTTTAGTACCATCAAAAATTTCAAGTTGGTCAAAGTAACTATCATTCCAATCCCCACGGACTACTCTAACAAACCTAGCTTCGGTGACAGATGCAAATGGTTGAAAGCGAACCAATTTAGATTTGACAGGCTTTTGTAACTTACAGGTAAAACCTTTTTCTGCTAATCTACGTTGTAAATCTCTTGCATAAGCCCCTGCTTGTGCATTAGGGTCAATCGGAATGCTGTAGATTACATCTCTACCAAAAGTTTCAGCAAGTTGAAATAACTTTTCTTCAACGGTATGTACCCTGTCTTGCATTGTGTAAACATGCTCTACAGTATAAACATTGTGCATATCTTTAGACATTAGTACAAAAGCAGTACTATCAGGATCAGGCACGGTTTCGCTCGGAACTGAGAAGGCAAAATCTACTGCAAGAACACGCTGCTTTACTTTCTCAGGAGCATATTCTATAATCTCAACGTTATTTCTATGCCAGTACCCGGATGTTTCTGCCCTAGCTGTCCATGATCCTTCTAGCATGATTAAACGCTGTACTCGATCAAGTGCCATCAAATTAGACAGGTAATCACTATCTCTTAGAAAGGGGTTATCCCAAATTTTAGCACTGCAAAAACGAAAAGAGCGGACACCACTTGTTGGGCCTGTGCCATAAATAGCTTCTGCATCTGCTCGATTGTCATACCACACCATTTCATTACCACGTCTGACAAAATATCGCTCTATATTAGAACGTTTAGTAATTGGTGTTCCGTCAACAGGATTAAGATAGAAATCTTGAATCCACTTACGAAGAAAACTATGGTAATTTGGATTTGTACAGAGGTACATTTGTGGTGTGTAGGATACGTTTGCATTACGCATACGTGAGAGCAAAAACAGGATTTGCATCTCTGAAAAATCGGTGGCCTCATCAAACGCCACAAACGAGTACTGCCCACCTTTGTGATCAAATGCATTCTTCTCGTGCTGCATGTGACTGAATTTAAGAACACTTCCGTTCTTAAAAATCACTTCATGTTCACGATCCCTAATCTTAATCTCAGGAAAAATCGTGGTGTACATCACCACAGCTTCTTGCCAAATAGACCCAGGAGCATCAAGCATTTTTGAAGTTCTACGGAAGATTACTCCAGTTGACTTCGGAACCATCATAAACCGCAAAGCAGTGATCAGAAGAGTATATGTCTTGCCCGATCCTGCTGCCCCACCGTACAAGGTTATGTCACTCGTCGAGTTTAATGCTTGCTCTTGAGGAATACTTGCTGGTGCAATTACAATCGGACTATCCATTTAAATCCTTATTCTTGTTGTTCTGGTTGTATAATTCTCAAAGACAAAATTGGTTGATTATTCTGTGGCTGCACGTCTTCTACCTTGGTTTCGCTTTCAGGAACCTCCCCATCACCTGAAGGCGCATAGAGCTTATCCATAGTCAACGTAAAATACTTCAAATAAATCTCAGCAGCCTTCAACTTCGCAGCTTCACTAGCCTTTTCATTATTCAAAATCTTCAAGGCTTCCTTCAAAGCAACTTGTGCCCCTGGTTTAAGCTTTCTCGCAAGAGTAAGCATCTCTTTATCTTTAGCTTCTCTTCGCGTGAGCGTCTTTTCATCTTTCTTTAGGGGTCTTCCACGGGTATTAATCGCAGCATCGACCTTCCCACCATTGTCTTTTCGTGCTTTAAACACCATATGTATTCTCCAAATACTAAAGCCCGATATACGGGCTGAATGAATAGTTCCTGCTTACTAGAATACAGGAGTGCTGGCAGCTCATTACAAGCCCTTACCTGCGTTGATAACGCAAGCGCACTAGATTAACCTATTATGACACCTGAAGCACTTGGCGGTGCTGCCAGAACCATAACGTTCCACCGGTAGCGTGGATGATTAGGGATAAACCCTTGTTTGGTGGAGATGAATGGATTTGAACCACTGTGCTTTTTACAGAACGAATTTACAGTCCGTCGCCTTCAACCACTCGGCCACATCTCCTGATTATTTGGTACAGCATAGCAGAGTTGAACTGCTCTTATTTGGATGAAAACCAAATGTCCTAAACCGATAGACGAATGCTGCGTACTGAAAGTGTTTCTTAGAATGAACACTTCATCAAAAATAAGACAAAATGTTCACTATGAGATACATTATAAAATTACTTCTTCGGCGGTTTAGGAGAAGGTTTACCAGGTTTACATGCCATTTTATTTTCCTTAATTTTCAATCATAAAACACAGGCCGTGTAGAACCTGACGGATTAAGCAAATGCTCAACCTCAAGAGTGTCCTCTTCATCAAAAAGAGTAACCTTCAGTGAATCAATGCATTCATCACATTGATCTGAGGAATTGTATTGAGATTGCCTGTAGTATCTTTGGCAAGTTGTGCAAATAGCCATGATGTTTGTTGTTCTTATTATTAGTTGATGTAAGTCCCAGTGATGGTTCTGGGTCTGCCGTAGACCGCATGTAAACATACAGTGAACACAGACAGTTAGGCTTTACTCAGTGGCTCACTAGAAGGAGTAGATGTGAAGTTAACCTGAGTTGAAAGGAGATTAAAGACCCAGAATACACACCGGAGGTCATTGAACTTGAGTAAAGCTTTAATTGATTTATTACTAATCTTGATTATACCATCAAAATATCTAAAAGTCTAGTCAAATACGTTTATTTTTAATAGAGTGCTAATCAAAAACACAATATTTTGTTAATATCTTACTGTACTTCAATTGCAATCTCAACTGCTGTCTCCTAGCAACAACAATATCTTGAATAATCTTACTTTTCTCAATCCCATTCTCAAACCATTTCAAGATATAAGAGAACTGATCAGTAGCATGAGGTATGATGTGTATCCCACCAGTAAGATTTCTGTGAGCTTCTTTGATTTGCCTGAAAACTGTTCTAGACACTAAGGAAAGATTTTGAATTCTGTTGTCTTCTGTATCAAGATTCTTGTGAAGAACCTTTTGATCTTCCCTTGGCATCGTAGAAAAAGCCAAGTAGTACGCAATGCGTTCTAGTTTATACTTTCTTGTTTTAGGCTTGGCTTTAGAATCAAAGATGACTACAATTCCATCGTTATCGCACGTAAGAGTACGTTGAGATTTCTTTATAGTCACCTTACCAGTCTCAGGGTTGTACTCCAGAAGCTCTTTTAGTCGCTCTAGAGATTGCTTGTTCATGCCTGAGAGGGTTCCTTTTTCTTACGGGAGGGTTTCTTGGGTTCATTCTCAGCCCTCTCCCGTGCTTCAATCTCTTCTTGGAAACGTTGCTTACGAATTTCATCCCTGCGTTCAAGGCGTTCGATGATTTGGTCATAGTCCAGTCGAAGTTCAAGTCCAGAGAAAATAGAATCCAGTTCTGATGGGGAAACGAAATCCTGATACGCATCTGTAAGAATCTTTCGTGCTTGCTTGTCTACAAATACAGTTTGACTCACCATATTGGACTGATGATTATACCCACCAAAACTTGCTGAGTGAAGCATCATCGTAGAGTACGGTTTGATTCGTAAACCATCGCACGACAACAGGAGTACTGTAGCAGCACTGGCTGCTTCTCCACTTAATGTACCAATGACAGGGGCTTCACAGTCTCTGATAGCATTTACCAAATAAACCAAGCCGTCAAGTCGGCCACCGGGTGAATTTACCTTGAGGTCAACAATATCATTTTCGGTCAAAGACTCCATTTCCTCAACCAAGTCAAAGTAGTGATCAGGCCCCATGACTTGATTATTCAAATTAACAATCAACTCAAAAGAAGGGTGTGCTTTTTTGTAATATTGAACCTTTTTTTGACTAGAAAACTCATCATCTTCGTCGTCTTCATCGTTGTTTCGTGTGAATTTCTTGTTCATCATTTTTCCTTTCATCGTACTTTATTTGGAAGAACACCGAAGAATCGGTATAGCATTGATTCTTTGAACGTAAGAAAGCGTGAACCGCCCCTTGCATTCACAATCAGAAATCCGTCTTTCTTTTTATGAACACGAGAAACTTGGTTATCCAGTCTATGTGCCATTTCTAGAAGAATGTGCTTTGCTGCAGCTTCGTGTTCATTTCCATTATAAGAAAGACAACGAGCAATACCTTGAGCTTTAGTTGCTAGTTCTGAATCAGTCATACTTGCCCTTTCTTATTTACCATGATTTTCTGTATAACCTGCGCCTTGAGCGTTCAGTTCTTCAATCATCTTGCGACGGTACTCTACTGCTGCTTTGAACGCTGGTAGAAGACCCATAGAGTTAACTGAGAAATGCTTACACATTCTCTTATTACTCTCTGGATACCACGTTGCGGTTGCATAGGTGTACGAGTCTACTTTTCTACCTTTGGACTTTGTGAAATGAACACCTGACTCTCCTGTGTTATTGTCTTTACGTTTAGGACAGTTCTTTACATTCAATTCTTGTTCAACAATCCGAAGGTTTGAAAGTTCATTATTGAGGGAGTTACAATCAATGTGATCAACGACCTTCTCTTTATCTAGATAACCATTTTCCATAATCCAAATAACTCTATGAGCAAACCAATTCGTACCTGCGTGTGGGACGGTTGCATACTTGGTGTTCTTCTTCTTCTTATTGAAATGGATATTGCCTGCAAAATCTCCTTTTCTTGCAGCGAAAATTGTCATCCATTTACCTGCCATGCGATCTGTTTTCCACGAAAGCCCTGTTGGAGAATTACTGTCGTAATAGAACAAAGAGTTCCAGTCTACGGAATTATAATCTTTAATTGCTCTGCTCATTAATTACCTTTCTTCTCATCACGCACAAGACACACGATAAATTCTCTGACTGTATTACTGCGAACGATATCATTAACATCGTTAAAATCAATAAAACCAAAGTTCTTATTTAGATTGTGCCGATTTACAAAATCAGCCATCCACGCAAGGCCGGATGTTTCTTTTAGCTCTGACTGCCGAATATCGCCAGAAAGAATCAGTTTGCTCCCTTTGCCCATGCGAGTAACGATTTTAATTACTTCATCTTTCGTAAGATCACTTGCCTCTTCAACCAAAAGCCACCCGTCAGAGATAGACATACCCTTGATTGTCTCCATTGGAATATAAGTAATGTCTTCGGCCTCCAATGCAATCTCAAACTCAGGTTTACCAAGACGTTCTTGAAAGATTGGAATTACCCCTCCCAGCCAAGGGGTCATTTTTTCTAAAAATGAACCTTTTGTATAGCCTATTGACTTACTTGTACTAACAGCAGGTCGTGTGATATAAATTTTATTAATCTGCCCAAGTTTGTACAAGTCTGCTGCAATTGCTGTTGGAAGGTACGTCTTGCTTGTGCCCGGATAGCCAGTAGCTACAATAACATTTTTCTCATTAATAAGTTCAATGTACTCTCGCTGCTTGTCGTTCATAGGGACAATCGGTTTTGACTGAACCTTCTGCTGACGCTCTTCCATAAATTTAGGCTTTACTGTTCGTGTCGTTCCTGCATCGGAACGAGTCTTCCTTGTAACCTTACGTGCTGTTGTCAAAAGTATTCTCCTTTACTTTGTGTTAAACCTTACTTACCCTTAGCAGGCCGTCCAGGCTTCGCCTTAACGTCTTGTGTAGCCGTTTCAGCCTTCTTAGGAGCCTCTACAGCAGCCTCAGATTGCTCTTGAGTACCTTCGGTAGTCTGTTCTGCTACAGCCTCTTCTTGAGCCTTCTGATGGTTCTTGACTTCTTGTTGTTCATCCTTTACCATCGTGCAGATGAACTGGAAACCAATCTGTTGCGGGTAGTGCTCTGGAGTCACAAGGTCTAGGCTGAAGCCATCCTTGACACCTTGCTCAACAGCGATTACAAACGCTACAGGATCGTAGCAATGAACAAGGCGGGTTTCTTTATGGGTTGACATAGGTTTCCTTTCATGGTAGGATTGATGTTAGATGAAGTAGTTCTTTTCTGAACGTCTATAAGGGTTATTATAGCATGGAAAGTACATTTTGACAAGGTGTTTCGTAAGAAATAACTTGATTAGCAAGAGTTTTTATTTGAAAGGAGAAAAGGTATGAGTTATTACGTGTACCCTGATGGTACAATCACAGAGGAACCTTTGAGTTTTATGTCTGATGATTACTTCATAATTCAAGCAGAGGGCTATGAAGAAGCATATGAAACTGCACTTATGATGGGGTTGATTTGACAATTTTAAAACCAAAGGATTTTAAATGACACAACAAATTGAAGTACTGGATGCACTACCGGGATCGGGGAAGAGTTATACTATTATGAAGTACATATCAGAGCACAAAGATTTCGCTTGTAATATCAAAGAAAGTATGGTATAATTAAACTTGTACTAATTAAATAGGAGAACTATGTACGAAATCACGAAAAATGTAATGCAAGATGCAAACTTGTCTGCTGCAACAAAGATTGTAATGGCGGTTATTTCTCAGGGTGTTAAGAGTAATACACAATCTAATATTTCATACTCTGCTCTCGCCGGTATTACCACTCTCACAGAGATTACAGTAGCCAAGGCTGTGAAGGCATTGCAGATGGCAGGTTACATTAATGTAACTAAGAATGACAGAGGTTGGAATTGTTACGAGGTTGTAGGAAAAAATGAAGAAAAAGAAAAACATTAAAGATAAATTGTATGTGGTATATAAAGTAAGCCACAATGATCTAATATACTATATTGGTCATGGTGCTTATGGAAGACAAAAGCATGTTAACAGTGGGTGCTCACATGTTTATGAATTGAATAGAATGCACTTTAATGGGGTAGTGTTTTCGATTGATATAGAGAAGTTTGACACAAAGCAAGATGCTGCTGCGAGGGAGGAATTCTTAATCAGAGCAGTAAAACCCCCTCTTAATAAGGTGTTTACAGACTCTAGTAAAATAAATAAAATGAGAAGCCTTGCCTTATTTAAAAAGTTTGTTCTGGACAAGTCTATGACTATGGTAGAAAACAAGGAGATCGCAATCGCCGATCATAATAGACTACATAGATTAATTGATGAGCATTCCGTATACTCTTGTATCGTGGGATGTGCTGTAAAATTTACAAATAATTCTGTACAGCAGAAGATTAAGGCAATAATTAACTCATGTAGAAATACCAAAATACAAGATAGCAAGAAATCCTTCTTAAATTATTTTTATTTGAACTTAAATACAACTGAAGGGTTATCATTTCTATTTGCAGATTCTGTAGTTGAGGATTTCAGAGAATATGTAGTAAAAGAACATCCTAAACTAACTAAAGAAATTAATGAAATGATAATAGAAAGACAAGAACTTCTAAGTAATAAGATTATTAAAGAATTCTACTAACACGGCCATAAATATGAAAGTAATTCTTAACCAACAAATCACTGATCTTCTGGCTGATGAAGAACTAGAAAACGAAATTGAAGTAGAGGATTATCACTTATACCAGAGCGATGATCCTAACGACATATGCCCACAAGAGCCTTGGGCTTGGTGATATAAGGAATTAGATGCCAAAGAAAATATCAAATGAAATTAAACTTCAAGCACAAGAACTACGTACACAAGGGAAGTCATACGAAGAAATCTCTAAGGCTTTAGATGTGAGCCTATCTTGGTGCTGGCACAATCTAAAGGCAGTCAGAACTATTGAAAAAGAGATAATTGATGAACTTGAAAAGAAAAGTCGTACACAAAAAGGTGTAAGTAAAGGAGAAATTGCACGAGCTATTGACCAAGACCAGAAACCTGAACAACTGCACAAGGATGTGAATAAGGTGGTACAACGAATCAAGAAGCGCAGCAAGGAAAATATTATTCGGCCTAATTGGATGGTTCCACAGTTCTCCGTATTTATGACAGAACAAGTGATTCAAGAAGCTATGGCTATCGAGCAACGCACTCACGAGTATGCTTACGAATTGCACACGATACTGTTGGATAATGCAACTACACAAGAAGAAAAGGATCAAGTACCCTCAGTGCTTTCAATTAAATCAGCTATCTGTGGTATGGCACAAGCAATGACAAGTCAAAGTAGTGCAACAGGTGGATTGTTGACTAACTGGCTTGAAAGCCTGCATAAAACATCCTTGAAACTGGAAGAACGCAACTCAAAGGTTAGTCTTGTCGTAAAAGTGCAGAAGGAAAGCATACCTAAAGAACTACTTGATCTATCTGATTGTGCCTACTAAATGAGCAGAATAGGCTATAAGCAGTTTTTCTCATAGATATATATAACTGCAAATACTGCTTATAGAATTTTTGTATCTTTTATACAACAATACCTAGACTCCTACTCAAGCACTATAAGCAGTCTCATCCTTCGGACTCAAGCACCCAATCTTTGTGTCTGAACAAACAAATATCCTCTTCATGCTTGCATGACAGGGTGAAATCGTGTACACTAAGCATCTTTTACAGCCTTCGTTGAAGCCTGATAACACAAAGATACCCTTCATTGCTATCTGACTTGTGCTATACTTTAGACCTTAACGACAACAAACTATGAAAGGTTTAATATGATTACTCTAATGCAAGGCGACTGCCTTGAAAGAATGAAAGAGATTCCTGACGGGTCTATTGACTTAGTGCTGACTGATCCTCCTTATAACATTGCACGGGACAACAATTTTACTACTATGGGTAGAGCAGGTATTGACTTCGGAGAGTGGGATAAGAATGCAGACTTGTTTTCTTACATTAAAGAATGCTCTCGTGTTCTTACAAAGAATGGTAGTTTTGTAGTGTTCAATGATTGGAAGAATCTTGGTGATATTTCTAGGTTTGCAGAGTCCTTGGACTTTGACACAAAAGATATGCTTAGATTAGAGAAATCGAATCCTATGCCAAGGAACCGTGATCGTAGGTATATCACAGACTATGAGTGCGCTATTTGGTTTACTAAGAGAAAAGCTAAATGGACATTTAACAGACAAGATTCATCTTATCAAAGACCTAAGTTTGTTTGCAGTATTGACAAAGGACTCCATCCTACACAGAAATCCTTAAAGCTGATGCAAGAACTTATAATGATTCATAGTAATGAAGGTGATGTAGTTTTGGATTGTTTTATGGGCTCAGGAACAACTGGTGTAGCAGCAAAGAACCTTAATCGGAACTTCATTGGTATTGAAATGGATGAAGGGTACTTTAAGGTTGCTCAAGAAAGGATCGAGAAGGCTTAATCCTAAGTCAGAAGAAATAGGTGCAAGGACGCAACCACGCTGAGGGCAGCCCTGCTGACCGAAGGCCGTCAGGCGTTGTGGCCGCTCTGCAGGTATGCTTGCTAATCTACAAGAGATTTCTGGTAAGATTACTAAACTTAACTAAAGAAAGGAAAACTTATGGATGATTATGAATTATTAGAGGCAGCATCTAAGGTAATAGGTTATGCATCTTTACATATTGAAGGGTGGACTATTGATAGAAGTAAGGGTATGAGTCTAGTAGACCTTAACCATGAGTTTGTTCGTTATTGGAATCCACTGTATGATGATGGAGATGCACTTAGACTTGCTGTAGTTGCTTGCTTTACTATTGTGCAATGGGAGTACTCTGTTGAAATTAAAATAGTAGATGATCACATCCATACAGAAGTTTCAAATGGAGAGTTTACTCGTTTAGAACTTACTCGTAGAGCAATTGTGCAAGCAGTAGTTAAATTGAAGGAGAAGAAATGAAATACATGGGCAGTAAGAACAGAATAGCAAAGCATATTCTACCAATTATGCTTGAAGAAGCAGATAAACAAGGGATTACAACTTGGGTTGAACCTTTTGTTGGGGGTGCTAATCTAATAGATAAAGTACCTGAGAGGTTTACTAGAGTTGGTTATGATTTAAATGAACACACTATTGCAGCAATGCTTGGTGTTCGTGATTTTGTAGAGGAACTTCCCACTATAGTAACAGAAGATTATTATAAAGAAATTAAGAAGACACCTCCACACCCCATTACAAGTTGGGTTAGGTATGAGTGCAGTTTTGGTGCAAAATTTGAGAACGGTTTTGCAAGAAATAATCAAGGAACAAACTATGCACTGTGTGGTAAGAACTTAGCACTAAAGCAATCACCAAAGATTCAATCAGTTGAATTTATTTGTGCAAGTTATAGTAGTATTAAAGCAGAGAATAGTCTAATCTACTGTGACCCTCCATATCAAGGAACTACTGGTTATAAGACTGGTGCTTTTAACCATGAGGAATTCTTTCAGTGGTGCAGGTGCATGAAGTCCAAAGGAAACATTGTATTTGTGTCTGAGTATAATGCACCAGATGATTTTGAGTTAGTATGGCAAGGGGAAATAAAGACTAACTTCAGTTCTACTCGTAAAGAATCTACGCATAATGCAGTAGAGAAACTGTTCAAGGTATAAGCAAGAAAGCGCTGTTGATAACACCCCTCTTATAAAATCTAAAATTTCAACATGAGCACCTTCGGGTGCTCTTTTTGTTTGTGCAGAAGGTAAATATCGTAAGATTGATTAAAGGCTCTATAACCGTTTAAAACGCTTAGACAACACCTTGGTATCACCTTTAGATTTAAATCGCTCTGAAGAGCTTATAGGCCCTCTATTGAGGGTCTTTTTAGTTTGTTATTGCATAATACTATTTTATAAAATTTATTGTTACTGCATAGTTCTTTTTGTGGTGTAAAGATCAGGGATAAATATCACCGCAGATAGGCAGGGGTACTTGATCGACCGGAACCAGCCATGCTATCATTTCCGATACGATTACAAAATATCGATCAGTGAATAATACCCTTCATATACTCGTTATCGTATGTAGAATCCCTATTCATGCTGTTTTCTGCTATGGTTTACGTGTCCTATTAACATAATAACCGTTGTATAAAGTACCATGCAACATGTTGTACAGTGGTTATCTGGTGTTGAAATGTATGGATTGATTGGTATTATAGGATTGATGAATCGAGGGTGAAATTGTGGTGAAATGGGGGAAACAATAGGCCTACCATTTTCGATTGTCAAACTCTATGAATAGCACTGCCCAATAGTTAAAACCTATAATGCACATAAAAGAAAACCCGGATGGTTAGTCTGGGCTTGTTATTTGGTGCTACTTATTGCAGTATAAACCATTGATCCTTCATCAGCGGCTTGATGCTGCACCTCTTGCATATAGTGCGATAAGCTTCAATATGAAGCTTTATATACTCTTCGTATGTACCCTTATATCCATTGCGTCTGGCATAGGCATGCCCTGATTCAAATTTAGTGTACATGTTGATTACTCCAATGTGTTTATGATGTCTGCATTGTAGCATACTTTAAGATTACTAATACATAGCCTTAACCCTATATTTATTCTCAGGATTATCCTGCCTGCAGAGCTTAGCCCACCGTTGGGCAGTGCGTATGCTCTTAGCTGCTGTATCCCAAGTTCCCCTATTATTTCCCATGCCAGCTACAGCGCCCAGGTATTCACCTTGACGGTTATATTTGCATACATGATATTCTTGATGATATATTTCATTTTTACGAACGATAAGCATATTAAACCCTTATTAAATAACATCTTCGGGGGGTGTTGAATGATCATTATCAAAATGATTGAACAACGTACGCCCTTCTGGGGTGGGATACCAAACCCTATTGGATTGATAACTTAGAGTGCCATATTTCACAAACTTACAAGATGCGACAAACTGCCATTGTGAAGCCCAATGATAGCGATTAAACAACCAAATTAGAATAGGTTTATCTTCTTCAGTTGCAAACTTATTAATTTCATCAAAAACTTTCATTATATATTCTCCTACTAATTAAAACCTATGTCTGGCCCTTGCATAACATGCTGTGCACCTTTCCAGCTCCTGCGTTTTCGTATCCAGTCAATCATGATATGGTATCTTTCAAAGATAGCTCTTGATTCTGCACCATCAGAATAGATTACTCTTACTGTACCCCTTAAACCATTACCTTCGTCGGGTAGGTCAATGGATTCTATTCTTTTTACTGCTGACATAGTAGCATAATCTAACATGGCTCTCAGATTGTGTGAAGTGCGGATAATCTGACCGTTTTTAATGATGTTAGTCATTTTAATGACTCCTTGTCAAAAACCACACAATCAATCCCAATGGTGAAAATGCCAGTATTATAGCATAGCTCAAGCACCCAAAGACAATCAAAGCAACAAATAAGCGCTTTCTGAGTTGATCAATCATGATAACGCCTTCAGCATAACTTCAATGCGTTTATTTGCTGTTTCGATAGCTTCGCTTTCCAGTTCCTGAGCCACTTCAGATAAATAACGATTTGAGCGTTTATTGTAGTTGCAGTCAATCCCCCATAAACTAGCGGCATGGTCATCAATCAATACAGCATTCTTTGATACTGATAAAACAACACCTACAAAGAACCATTCATCATTCTTCCATTGTTTGATTTTAATCTGTGAATAGCATTCAAAATCATTAACGTGTGTGTCAGTGTCAGCGTGAAGAGTAGCTGTGATATCAAACCCTTCTTTTTCCCATGTGATCGAATCACCTGCAATTGCGTATGAATCAAACTGTGGAAACTTTGTTTTAGGCATAGTAATTACTCCAAATAGTCAAGTGTTAAATCAAAGCCATTGATGTTTAAGTGCATACCCTCCGTCATTATCAGGCTTGCCATTACGTGAGCCATGCGGTTTACTTGTCCCATTAGGCCACAGCATAGAGCCAAGGTTATACACAAGGTGGAACCCCATATCCATTCCATAGCCACCCACCTTCAAACCGCCATGCTTATCATCGATATGTTCCCCCTTGGCTTTCGCCACCCAGTAATCCAGCTTAATAATTTCACCCTTTTTGTCAGCAATGCAGAGGGAAATTGACCGAGACATCCCAGACGCTGAACGATGATTAAGGATGGTATAGACCGTTGATCCTGGCTTGAGCAAGCTTCTCAGATACTTCTTAGCATCATCTTGAACACCTTTTGCACCTTCTTTTTTAGTCAACTTTGTGTCAGTAGGTTGGAAGGGTTCGCCATTATATGACTCATAAACTGCCCCTTCAGAATTGCGATAAAAAGCCGGGTTCTTGAATACATTTGACATGGTGCTATCTCCAGTAGGTTAGCGGGTTAAGAAAATTCTCTTTCCAAGGGATTCTAACATAAAATCAGAACCCAATGGAAAAACATTTCAAGCTACTGTAAATACTTCTTGATGTTTTTCTTCCAAAGTAGCCCATTCCACACGTAATCCTGAATTACCTACAAGTAAGTAAACCTTTTCAGGGTGTCCCCGTTTACCTTCAGGCCGTGGCACTTCCCCGACAATTTTAGCAACGCCATATTGTGCCATAAGAGACAACCCCGGTTGATTGATCTTTTTTGAATTGACGGTTACACCCGCTTGGATGAACTCGCGTGCTGTACCATTGAAAGAACGATAAATCTGCGACATAGTGATAACTCCTTATGAATAATAACGACCAATAATGACTGAATCACAATTTACAGTGTAACGCACCAAAACACCAGAGAAATAACTATCCGAAGAGTAACCATCCCAATTTTCCCATGTTTCACGCTGTGGATGTGGTGCAATTACCTTATCAATTCTCATGAATTCCCCCAGGTCATATGCACAGTTTTTGTACCGAAAAAATGAACCCTCTCCTTCATTCATGTAGTCAAAGTATTCTTGTTCTGCTGGTGTCAAATCAAACCATGTGAGAATGTCACGCGGTTGATTGTTTGTAATAATCTTCATGTTAAACCTTTAATTGTTTCGATGCCTAGAATTCTAGCATACTTTTCGTATGCTTACCCTTGAAAGCGTTTATTTTCCCGTGCTTGTTTCCTGTCACGGGATGGTTTACCCTGATTTGTACGTTTGTTGTTTTCCATGATGTTTATCCTTGAAAGTTAGTGCTTTCGTTTAGTGTGTCATACTCTAAATTTAAGCGAATAGGAAAACGAGTTTCCAAGCCCATAGCATGGGCACGTGTAAGAGCATCCCTAAAAATGTCAGTATCTGAGAAACTAGATTGATACATGTTAACATTAAACGATGTTTGTTGAAAAACACCAATAGCCCCACGTTGACGGGTTTCAATTGTGACGTTATATTGTTTCATGGTGCTTTGTCCTACTGGTTGACGGTGTAGAGAATTCTAGCATAGTTTTCACTTTGTCAACTCCTAAATTCAAAAATAGTTCTAACTTTCAATGCATTGATTTAAACGACCTAGGATCAACGATTGACCCTCCAAGCCATACCCGTATCACCCTGGTCCTGTTCGCTTAGCCTGGGCCGTTCTAATGCGTCTATGTGTCTTTGCTCTAGGATGACCAATACAAAATCAGGGTAAACCCTACCAATGTTGTAGAAAAACGACACTTGTGGTGAAAAAGCAACAGAAATCGAGGAAATTCTGCTTATCTACCATTTATTTCCTAGCACCCCCGTAAGATTTTTCCAAAATTTAAGGTGTGTAGATTTTTGAAATTTAGACAAGGTAAACCATTTTAATTAATATGATGGTGTGAGGTTTTGTGTTTTCAATCTATAACCAAATATTTTAAATTAGACATGTATAGATTTTTAAGAACAAAAAGAAACCCCTTAATTACTTCCAAGTTAATAGAAATAAATTAAGGGGTTATACTAAATCTTACCTTCACGAAGTTCTTGAGCAATCTTACGAAGCCAATCTCTTCGCTGTATTGGAAAAGCTTGAGCATGCACATCACTAACAGCATATGTCCAATAACCATCTTTTGATATGTTATCCCTTTCCAATAGTGGATACATAAAACTTTCAACTAATTCTTCAACTAGTTCCCAATCATTATCAGTCCAACCACCTAAAGCTGAAGCTAAAGCATGGCAACAATACACGTCTTTGACAAGAAACTCAATAGCCCGTTCAATTATTTCTGGCGTAATTTGTTTAGTCATTATCAACCCTCCTAAATATAAGTTACAAATCCAAATCTACATTTACTGCATGTACAATATAAGTAGACATTTTATCACCAATATTTCTGTAGCTTACAGTATCAATATAGGTTGATTTTACTCCAACATTAGTAAGCTCTGTGAACTTATTTAATTCATTCTGAATAATACTCCGTAATCTTATCTGCAAAGCGTCACGTTCTGATTGCAGTTCGTGGATATTCATGTTTAATCTCCTATAAAGTCTGATAAGCCTTGACTATACTCCAAAAATTGCTCTGGTGTCAACACCTTTTCAGGATCAACCTCATCTCCTTCGTTGTTTTCTACTGACAGTACATTCCATGACATAAGATCGGTGTATCCAAGATAGTCCCAGTCAGAATCCTCTGTTGGACTGAATGTGCCGTAGGTGACTCTATACAAACATTCAACATGAGTAATCAACTCCTGTTCATTTCCGTAAGGAAAGTAATAATGCTTTGTTTGGGTTTCAAAGTGCAATTTTGCCTTTCCCCCCACCTCTTCCACCAAAGTACAAGAGTTCATCCACGTCAACCTCATCGTACTTGTCAAAACCAAGATCATCGTCTCTAAAGATCATAATAACTCCTATTCATTAGCGTTCGTAGCAAAGATACTCTCTTTTAAAATCCAAAATACTTTTAGAAAATGCTCCAAGAAAATTAGGATTTACCCTCGTTCCTTAGAGAGGGTGTATTCTGATCCATCATCAAAACCTTTGTTATAGCAATCCTGAGCAAACTTCTCTAGCTTAGAAATCAACCTCATGTGAGCGGGGCTACTATAGTCCGATGAAGATGGTTTTAATGGGTAGAGAAGCCCTGTAGATTCTGCTAGTGTGATTATTTCTTGTCTGTTCATTACATTAACTTTCCGATTTCTGCAGCTGCACGTAATACGGCAAGACATGTAGCAGCTACTTTGTTATCACCATACGCTTCATTTATTACTGTTTTTCCATAAACAAAAACTTCTTTATTCAAGTCACTATATTCAATATCAAGAGATAACTCCACAGCTAATCGCATGTTATCACCTGCATCTATACGAGGATTCCAATGGAAGTTTTTCTTTCCATCTCTAGTAGCGTTTATCTTTCCATGTTGTATTGAAATTACTCTAATACCGACAGCCTTTGCTGCTAAGGATAGGAGTTCAAAGTCTTCTTTATTCATAATAACCTTTTATTCCTTATCACTTTCAAACATATCCTTCAACCGAAGGTACTCCATGTACTCAGGGTGAGTTACTTTCTCCAAAGATTTCATGAGTAATTTAATAGTGTCTTCATGCCAACCAAGATTATCAATACAGGCTTTTTGAATGTCTTCTGCTGAATAAAGAGTAGCACTTTGTATTTCATTTTCTTGCTTAGAAATTACTTTCTTAATGCTATACTTATTAGGTGCATAACCATAAGCATCCCAACCTTGCCACCCAGTGATATAAGAATAGCCGAGAATAGGCTTACTTGTGTTAATCTTCGGTGAAACCTTATCTTGAAGAAACTCCAGAGTACAACAAAGGAACTCTTCACCGTTATTACAGATGATCTTATCCCCTGGCTGGGGGTTGAATTTCTTTTCACCTAGTTTACGCATAGGTTGCTTTGTTTGTTCCATAGTTATACCCTTTTCAATAAGTTCAAAACGATCTGGATTACAGAATATTGAGTTGATTCTAGGATACCCATCACTAGACAGAGTACCAACAGTGTACACATTATCAATCATCAGATACTCTTCCATCCCACCATTATCAATACACTTGACTTTATCTCCAGGTTTGAATTCAGTATTACTCATAGCGTTCATAGCTTCGTTATTCTCTTTCATTTAAATCTCCTTTAAAAATTGATGCTTCGACACAATCATAACCACCTTCATCCGTTTCGTCCACTCATTTCTTACATTAGTTTTGGTATAAAACAACACATTCCTATCCAAAACAGGTTTAAACCCACCTAGGATCGCTTGGTAGGCAACATACGATACCAAGTTGTATGCTTGCTTATCTTTTGACCCAACGGGCTTTAAAACCTTTGTAGCTAACTCTTTGTTATTATTGAAAGCACTGAACTGCTTGTGCTGTAGTATAACTCCACAAAATGAATCAGGATAGTCTTTGTGCAACTTTCTGTTGTAAATAACTGACATTACTGCTCGGATGCCTTCTTCTAGTTCCCCACGGGCTTCTGCATAGACTCCGTTGACCAAACAACGAAGTTCTTTCTGTTGTTCTGAAACAAAAACACCTCCGATATCTTCACTATAAGTAGAGATAAAAGAGGGAATTGAGATTAGGAAAACAAAAATGAAAAGGTTACAAAAATTTTGAAAGATTGGAGGTTTCATTCAAGTGCAATACTTATAACCATTAGTCCAACCTTCCTTGTACCCCAAGTCATATCCCTCATCATATCCTTTTTGGTAGTCCATTTCAAAGTTTGTTTTAGAGTCCTCTTCGCCCTGGATATAGGACTCTTCAATCACAGCACGAAGTACATCCAAGTCTTCATGATCTAACTTCTTGAGAAGCCTATAAAGTTCTGTGAAGCCAACGCTTGAGCAATACTCATCAACAAGAGCTTCAATGTTTTTGGTATTTGTAGTCATATCTTATCCTTTATATTAACGAACACGAACATCAGGAATAATCACAGACGGCTTGAAGTTCACAATGTAGTGTGAAGTACCTGTTTTATATGGCTCTACTTGCTCTATCACATACGTTACATTGTCAGACAACCCAAGGAAGTGCTTCTTGTACTCACTAAGTCCAGTTTTACAAGTGATGGTTACTTTCTGAGAAGTGTCATCGTTACCCTTACTACAGTAGCCTTCAATTGAAAGCATATACTCACCTGTGATGCCATTGTAGAACACAACCCGACGAGCAACTTCAAAGTTATCTGCTGCTTTTGAGATGATACTTGATGCTACGTCTGCATCACTGCAAGCACTAAGAACAACAAGGCTAAGAATTGCTAAAATACTTTTGATTTTCATGTTTAAACCCCTTCTTCCTCTAAGTATTCTTCAATTAGTTTGATTGCGTGTTGAATACCGATCTGATCTTGTTCTCCCCCATCTTCTTTTCCAAGTGGAGTACCATCAATTCTAAGGAGTAGTGCTTTAAAACTATTCAACTGATTTTTGGTAGCTCTTCCCTCATCAACAGCATAGATTAGACAACCAAATGCAACTAATGCATTAAGTTTCTTGGTTTCTTTATTGATTTCTTTCATAAGACTTCCTTTATTATTAAGATTCTGTGATGTAAGCAAGTGGGTTGAATCCGCTTATTTCACCACCTTCAAAAATATATGAAAGAACATCAACAACTGTTTGATCCTCAGATACGATGGTAATATCATCAACAGCAATAACTCCATAAATCTCAGAATGCTTCCCCAGAACTTCTCCGAAGTAAACATCTTTACCAACTGCAGATTCAATATCTTCTTTGTCTGCAATAAACAGACCATCAAGATCACCGTTACGACCACAATCCCAATAGAACTTTGCTAAAACTTTCATAGACTTCCTTTCTTATTTCGGGATAAACCCAAGACTTACACCTTCAGAATAGTATCCATTAGAACTTCCGTACCAACGAATATCAACATACCCTTTAATCGTAGCTAACTTGTAAAATGTCCAAGTACCTGACTCTGAAGCATCTGGATCAATCTGACTTGATTCTTCTGCTAACAAGATAGGAGAACCAACAAGATCATCTAAGTCTCCTACGATGTCTTCTACATAGACGTTCTCACAACAATCTTGTAAATGATACATTATGAATGTACCAGTATCACAGGTGAAGTGAATTTCATCCCCAGCATTCCCCTCTTTCTTTTCCACAGAAGAGAAAACACACCCCAGCATACCCTGCATATTTGCAGATTCTGTTTTGCAATAATTCATTTCAATTTCCTTTCTTAATGTTGACCAATATAACCCGGTTTAATCTCACGAATCAATTCTTCAGTTGGCTGCGTCAAGTACTCTTCAGTCTCTCCACCATCGTCATTATACTTCACAAGGACTTTCCAGTATGAGCCCCAGTCTCGTTCAACTAATACAGGCTCTGAAAGTACTTCTGTTACATGAAAATCAATCAAATTCATAATTTACTCCTTTAGTTGTTACCATTGCCTGCATGATACACCTTTGCATTCAACATGTCAACCTCTTCTACAAGCTTTGCAATCAATTCTACTTGCTGTTCCCTTAGTTCTTCACTGATTGTCAGACATGATCTAGCAAACATCAATCTTTCTTCAAGGTCTTGTATCTGGTGTTCCATCACTCCAAGAGCATCGTCATAAGCACTCTCGACCACCATAAGATATTTCCAGTGAATGCACCAGAATTTACTTTGGAGTGTCTCACCTGTATCAAAGTCCTTAATCCTCTGTTCAACAGGAAATTCTACTACACAACTCATGAAACTTAAAGACTCTCGGACGATTCCCTTAGAGTGCACTAAGGACTTGAAAGGGCAACCTGGAAGAACTTGGACTACGTCTGAAATCTTTACGGGGAGTGGTTTAGTCATTCACAATTCCTTTTACGTTGACGGTCTTTAGAATAATCCTTACGTCTTTACTCTTTTCTTTATGCAGAGGTTTATCCTTTCCATGACCGAGAAGGCTTATGGTACGGACAAAACCAGAAAATACTTCATTTGATTTCATATTATACTGCAGTGATATTATATACCTTCTCAACTCCACCAACTTCAATAAACGTTGCCTCAGTCGGGGTAGGTACATAAGGATAATGCTCCCGGTTAAAAGCATCAACAAGGCACATAGCTGTTTCAGCATTCATGTCACAGGCTGCACAGAAGAGAAGTTGATCCTTGTAGTCTACACCGAATACATCAAAGAGTAATCGTGAAGTAGGGCTACGTCGAATTACATACCCTGCGATGTCTTCTGGGTTGATTTGAACTTCGCTTTGTTCGTTTGTGAATTGCATATATTTATTCTCCATGAAAAACTTTAACAAGCATAAGAATCTTATCACTAATTGGGGTATCTTCTACTTCCTCCAGCAATCTAGAAAGAAAACTACAAATTTCATCGTCTGTAGCACAATTTCCAATGTGCTCAGCAAACGAAAGTAGGTCAATCTCAATATCTGTTTTATAAAACATATTTATTCCTTTAGTTAAATTGAGGTAAGTTCTTCTTACCAGTGTATTTAGCAACCATATACCAATCTGGTACGGTTTCTGATGTATTACGGCTATTGAACTCTTTGCAGAAATCTCTAGCCTCTTGTAGGCTTTTAAAATACTTTACTTCCTCAATCCGTGAGCCCATCCCACTTCGTACTCAAGTATTTCAACAACGTGTTCCTCGATTACTTTTTGCATAATTACTCCTTAAACATATCTTCAATGTATTTAACAAGGTTGAAACACTCCAACGTACCACGAACGTACCCTTCAGCCTCGATAGTGTTGAATGTCAAACCTGCTGCTTTATAGTCATCATAGATTTCCTGTGCACCTTCACGGGTATGTTTTAGTTCATCTATAAGGGCGTTGTAGAGTTCTTCGTAGCTTTTCATGTTTAGCTCCTTATTACCAATCAATATTAATAACGTACTCTCCAGCAGGTATCAACCCACGGCGGTGAAGATCATTTGCAACCATCTCTACACTTGGATAAAAGTTACGTTCCCAGAACATATCTAATCCATGTAGACGATCCCACAAATCTTTTGAGTCAAGTGCCTGATTAGGATCACGTTCAATCCAAGCTTTGAAACTTACACCCATTTCTTCTCCGTTAACTTCTTCGGGGATTGTATCGTTTTTGTAGTCCAAAGGGTATTGTATTGGTACAGTAAATTGTTCAAGGCCTCTCTCCTTGCAACCATCTTGTTGTTGGAGACTGTATGTCCGTCCGTAAGTCTTTCGGACTAGATCATCACAATCATCTACTTCAATCATTGTTACTTGTTTAAACATGTTCACTCCTTTAAATATTTACCATAGGTCTTCGCTGTAAACAGCTCATCGCCAAAATTTATTAACCCGAAAATCATCTTCTTGTGTACTATTCATACACCTTGGATTATACCCCAAAGATTCAAAGGCTTCATTTTCATCTTCTTTATTTACATAATAAAAGAAGTCCTGATCAGGGTCTCGTGGTGTAATGGCGCAAGCATATTGTAGCCGTGCCGATTGTACAACATTACGAGTCGGCCTCAACGCTGAGGACAGCCCCGCTGTCCGAAGGCCATCAGGCGAGGTTGACTCCTCGTAGTTTTTCTCATGTTCTTTTGACAAAGTTACTCCTTAAATACTTTTATACGAAACACCCCTGATAACAAGGCGACGGCAGAATGCCTAGCCGTCTTGCATCAGGACTTTTCTTCATCTGTTGTAGATGAAATGCAAGATGTTCTTTGTAGGTGTCAAACGATTTGTTTACAAAGCCACTTTGGTTTTTCTCTTGGAAAGAGATGCGAATGGTTTTATTGAGGGTCTTTTTCATAGTTTACTTTCTAGTTCATCAATGTAATTAAGCATAGCATGAATGCACTTGCTAAATTGGAAATCTTCATAGCCAATTTCCCAATGCACCTTATTACATCGGACATCGGTGATTTCCAAGGTATCGGTGTCACGGTCAATTTGGTATTTACCATCTTCAAATGAGTAGGTCTTTTTCATTTTATCTCCTTTACTAAGTTGAGTTCATCTGCATTATAACACTTAACAGCCTTACCAAAAGGTACATCTGAGTAAACTCTTACAGAATTTGTAGAGTAAGAGATACAGTAGACCTCTCCTTGTTCATCAGGGTTGAGTTTACTCTGGACTTTATCTCCTATTTTGAAGGGGAAGTCCAAAGGGATGATAGTTTCTTTCATAGATTTAATTCAATCCCCTTAGTCTGGAATATCAGTCCACAGTGTGTTTTCATTAACCCTTACAGCATCATCTCCTATATCATGGCAATTAACCCCTGAGAGTGACCAATATCCATACTCAAAAATCTGACACCACTGTGCTACCACATAGTTATAACCTAGGCAATTACGCTCATAAGGTATAGCAAGTAGAATACCTTTATCTTTTGGGGCTGTAGATAAATCTTTCCATTTGCTGGACTTTTTATGTTCAAGAGATTTATTAGTAAATGCCTGCATCATTTTAAACACATCTTGCATATGTCTTCCTTCTTTCATAAATTGGTTTAAACCTCGTATAAGCCTCTATAGCACCTTCCGGCTACATACCCCTTAGCTTTGTGCTTTGGATGCATTGTAGGGCTTTCTGGTGGGTTTTAGGTGGTATCTCAATCCCTCCCGTAACAAATACTCAGAAAATCTTCACGGAAGGCATCATTTACCTTCTCTGCAAAGGCTTCATCACCAAATTGATGAGTCCATACAGGATGCCCAAGTTTCTTTTCAACTGCTTCATGAAAGTCCCCGAAGTCACAAGCGGTGAAGCCTGTGTATCCTGAGATGATGATAGCTTGTTCTTTGGTTAATCTCTTCATTTTGATTCCTTTATTTCTTAGCACAAATATAATTGATTTCTTTGACTGTACCTTGTGCCATCTTACGAGCAGCCTCACCTGCAACCTTGCATGTTGCTTCTGAAGAGAACTCTGCAGTGGTAAAAGCATTTGAATTGCCATCGCCCATAAGGCCTACATGAGCAAAGAGGATTAGAACATAAAGCATGATTGATTTACCTTTCTTAAATAGATTCTACCAGAGCCTTCAACACCTTGTCATCTGGGTACTGTTGATGGATGTAAAGGAGGAGAAGGGGTTTGTTGGATGGTGTGGTGGGTTGCTCTACAGGAACAATATCTTCCAAATTAATAGCAATCCCATCAACTTTATCCGTGCAATCTCCTTTTGGCCCAGAAACATATGTAAACCACGGAAAATAAGAGTTGTCATCTTCATCAAATCTTACGATCATATCAACAGCATAATATTTACCTTCATCAACAACACGATACAGTTCACCAATCTTAAATCCCAGGTCAGTTGCGATAGTCATAGTGGTTTCTCCTTAGTTAAGAAAAGATTGGAAGATTGAATGTGTAAAGATATTGTACCCGAAATACACCATCAAGAGCAGCAAGTACATCTTGCAGAAGACGTTAATACCTGTGTTTACACTCCATTTCACAAAAAGAAATGCAAAAAAGAGGCAAGAGAAGATATAAAAAGTGAGTAGCATTTTCGGGTTCCTTTCAAAAATTATTTATAGGGTTGAATTGTAGCACAATTCAATCTGCCTTACAAGTTCTCTTTCAGCTTGTACTTGCCATGATCCTTCGGAGATTTTTACATTAGCGAAGTACACATAATAAAAACTGCGGTGTTTTCGGAGGTGGTACATGTTAGTCCTCTACTTCAATAAGACGGCTTACGATGAAAACGTACCTTGGGTAATCTGGGTTATTTCTCACAGACGCATAAGCTTCTGTGTATGTCATTGGCCCTGCAATCATGGCACACTCTTCCGCATGCAGGGAAAGACGTTCTGCTGTGTAGTACTGCTTCATTTTCATAATTCTCTCCTTTAGTTCACTTCAACTTCTTGTTCAGCGACAGTAAATTTCCAAGGTTGATCTAGTTCACGCCTATATTCACAAGCACTATCAAAAGTAAACGGCACTGCAACGTAGCCAACATCTTCTTTATCTAATGCCCCTTTATTAAATTTCACGACATAGTACAGTTTCATCTTCATGGTTTACTCTCCTGTAAGTTTCTTCATTGGTTCAGCGAAGTACTGAAAGACGGACTCAACAAAGTTTACTTCAAATTAATCTAGTTCACGAACTTTCCAGTCAAAGTCTTGCGGTTCTTCGCACATCAAGTTCCACACAAGGTTGTTTTCTCGTTGGAGGTAGTAGGGTCTTGCGTGATCGTTTTGTTTCTTGAGGTAGATTTTCATTTGTTTACTCCTTAATTCCAAAGTGTTGCTGAATTGCTTGATTAATCTCACTAGGTGTCAAGCGTGAGTCCATAGAGAAAGCTACAAACTTAGCACACTCCTTGATGATCAGTTCTGAGAACTTGTCCAGAAACTCTTTTGGGACTGCAGCACCAACACAAGGGTGAGGCCACGTTGACGCTCCAGGTTTTGTCGTACGGTAATGATCACCTGCTTGTTCAGCGATTACTCTGATTTGTTTGTTCATTTGATTTCTCCTAAGTTGTTTGCGATATGTGTACTTTATCACATAGGAACACCTTGTCAACACTTGTTTCACTCTTTCGCTAAATATTTATGGTTGTAGCTATTTAGCAACGCTACTTCTTTCAGACAAAGAAAAACCTCCTACAGCTTGGATGCCACAGGAGGTGTACTTCAATTATTCAATGCATTTGCAACTTCTTTTGCTTTCTTAAGTTCTGCCTCTAACCTAAGAATTCTCAGTTCAGTTTTTGATTTCAACTTTATTTTTAACTTCTTTTTCTTAGGCTTTACTGGGCCTACAAACTCTTGTCTCTGCTGTGTGATAGATGCACCTTCTTCAAATGTTCTCTTGGTTTCTAACGTAATCTTTCTACCTACAAGCGACTTCACCCAACCCTTGTCAAGATAGCCAAACTTTAGACCCAGTGCTTCTACTTGAACCTTAGTGAAAGACTTACCACTTGCTCTGTTGTCATCTATCCACTTCTTTGTTATAGTAAAAACAAGTTCGTTGCCATCTCTCCAGTCTGTGCTATCCCAGTTACCTTTTCCGTGATTGCACTCATTGCACAAGATTTGTAAGTTGTCTACATCCAGAGCAAATTGAGGGTGTGTCTTCCTTGGCTTGATGTGATCAACACAAGTGTAATATTCACCATCAGGGGTTCTGTTGCAGCACTGGCACTTGTTGCCATGTTTCACTAGAGCCTCCATCCTTACTTTTCTCCATTCGTAAGTACTCAAGAACTCTTTTGACGCTATAAATTCATTTGTATATTTCAATCCCTTCTCCCCTTTATTACTTATATTTATAATAATTTCACTCAGCAGCCCCCTACCCCACAGAACGTGTGAAGGATAGGGAGGTTATCTGCAAAAGCGTTTCACTCAGTCGTGAGACTTAGCCACTATCAAGAAATCATTCTTGCCCCCAGTCGTGGATCAACAGCACCGCCAGAATCTCTCGGAATTGCACCGTAAACGAGTCTAGTTCCGATATGATGCCTCGGGATCGGCAGTCTTTTCTTCCACGCAGGCGATGTAACCTCTTAGTCAGTCTGGAGTACTAGTGCTACAATCAGCACATAGTCGTTATTATACAACGGACATTACCAGAAAGCAAGAGAAATTTTCATTGACGAGTGGAAAAAGGTGTGTTACACTGCAACTTTCAACACACAAGGAAGCGAGATGGATAAAGAAGATTTTGAGAAGTTGCTGCACCAGATGCATACCAAACTTAAATGGGATGGTTGCGGTTGGTGGTTTGGGGACTGGTGCATTAAGGAGGGTGATCTATCCCCATCCTTTGAAGAGTTTAAAGAGACACTTATTCTGAAACTTCTTAATGAAAAGACTTAAATGAACCTTCAACAAGCCCTAGACGCTTCACGCACTCTTGCAAAGCATAATCCTTTTGTTAGAATGACAGACGGCTTCGACAGAAGTCGTCGCCCTACACCTGATGAACAAAAGTTAGCTAACCAAGCTAGTGCTATACTGACGAAAGCTGCTAACAAGGCAGCAACACCGTTGGTGCCGCTTTGTACGGAAGAGTTGCAGGATTTGATGAACAATGAAAAATACAAAGCTTTGTTTTAAGGAGTTATGGTGAATAATTTTATTGAGAACGTCAGTCGTTTTGATATTTCTATAGGTTTCCATGCGGATGCAGGAGAAAATTCAATGCTTATTCAGATTGTGGATTTCTTTGATACTTTTCCTACTCCTAAGTACACTTTCAAGGAAATACTTCAGTTCAAGTTTGATGACATTGAAGATGAAGGCCCCACAAGTTGTACAGAAGAACAAGCAAAAGAGATCGCAAGTGCGCTGCTTCGTGCAAAAGAACAACACATGAATGTAATCGTGCACTGTTTTGCTGGGCTTTGTCGTAGTGGTGCTGTTGCTGAAGTGGGGGTTATGTTAGGATTCAATCCACCAGAGCGTGTCAGGCTTCCTAACACATTAGTTAAAGGGAAGATTTTGAAAGCACTTGGGATGAAAATAGATGAAAGCACTTCAGTGTTTGCTGAAGGATTCTATAACCGAGACTTTGATTAGGAGTGAATTATGCAAGTACAGCCAGACTGGTTCCACAACAAGACTTCGTATGAAGCATTCTTGTATGCTCTGACCCTTGTTGATAAGATCAAGCAAGTACAGAGTGAAGGTGCTATTGTCTACGACATAGACGGAATCTTGACAGGAGAGTGGGTTGTGAGTTATGATCCTGAACAACCGTCCATTGGTATCAAAGAGGGTAACAGTACAAGTCTTTACGTTGGTTGGCAATGGGACTCTCGTTCAGGCAAGACTTACTGCACCAAGAAAGAAGTCAAACACGCTTTCAAGGATATTTCTTGGGTTTACCCAAAGGATTTTCATAAACTGTTTTAAGGAGATAAGATGAAGAATAGTAATGTAATCACAAACATTGAAGGTATTAAAATAGGTGATTTTGTGAAGTTAAAAGAGTGGAGTAATTTTCTTGAAGTGATCGGTGAAAGTCACCACCTAGGCGTTATTTGTATTGGTGAGGGTGAAAGTACTGCATGGTATCCAATTTCACTAGGTTTTATTAAACGAGGAGATAAGATGGAAGAAGATACAAACACTAAGCAAGGTGAGTTTCAGGTTGGCGATAAAGTTTGGTGTACTGTATACGGGCCTGGTGAAGTAACCAACATTAGAAATTGTATGTTTCCAATCCTTGTGAAATTTAGCACTTTTACTGGGGCTTACACCAAAGATGGAAGATGTAACACAGGAGATAACCGTACACTCTTCTTCTCAGAACCAAAGATTGAAGCTGCAGTAACTCGACCTTTTGTTTCTACGTTGGTTGGGAAGAGGGTTGTTATGCAGTATATTGATGGGGTATGGTTCGGCCCTAAAATAATCTCTAAGGAAGATAATTATGCGATTTATTCTGAAGGAGGATCAGTGTCTACTAAATCTGGCTTGTTACAAATTGTTGAAATCTCATCAGAAAACCTTTTGAAGAAGTAAGGGAGTAAACATGACTAAGACAGAAGAAATTTTTAAGACAAACGGTTGTCCATTTCACAACCAATTTCAAGGAGCTGAAACCAGAGTAGTTTTCGTGTGTTCAGCTGGACTTTTACGTTCACCTACAGCAGCCCGTATTGCTGGTCAATACGGAATAAATGCTCGTAGTGCAGGAAGTCATTTACGCCTTGCTTTGACCCCTTTATCAGCAAACCTTATTAAATGGGCAAATTGGGTTGTGTTTATGAATTCAGAAAATGAACTAGAGACTAAGTTGAACATTCCAGATGTTGATCTTCTTGAGGAATTACAAAGTAAAAGTATTGTGTGGGACATTGAAGATGACTATGACTACATGGATAAAGGGTTAGTATGTGCTCTTCGTATGAAAATTGAAGAGACTTTTAATGTAACTTTGTCTTAATTTTAAAGGAGAACCTAATGCTTAAACCGTTTAAATCTATTCGTAATTTCTTTCATAATGCTCTTGCTATCCTGAAAGAGCCGGGATGCCGTTTTGTTGATATTGACTTTGTAGAAAGTAATTGGCCTACTTTTAGTACATATAGCAGTAAACGTACTGAAAACCTTACCCAACGTGACCTTCAATTGCTTCAGAACATTATGGCAAAGCATATTAAAGTAGTAGATCAAGTCCGAAAGGAAATCAAAGAAGAAGCACTTCAGTACGAAGTCGGTGACGATCTTCGTAATATTCTTTTTCGAGAGCACCGTGAGGTTAAGGCTCACCTGAAGAAGTTAACTGCTTTGCAGCATAAGTTGAAGCATAAGATTGTTGTAGTTAACTAAAGGCTCAACAAGGCCTTTTATAGCCCCTACAAGCCTTGTTTATACACAAGGCAAGGGGTTGGTAGCTTGATGAGTAAATAATTGATTAGAAAGGGTTTAAATGAAAGTACATATTGGAGATTACGTTCCGTGGTATGGCCCCTACCAAATTGCAAAATTGATTCTGTTTTGGAAGGATAAGTATGAAGATAAGAGCGTGCATCAATTTGGTAAGTGGTTAGCCAAAGATAAGAACGGGAATCATTCTACATTTGCTAGAATTTGTGAGTTGTTGCATTCCAAAAAGAAACGCAAGATCAAGGTTAGGATTGACGATTATGACTTATTCTCTATGGACAGTACATTATGCTACATCATTCATCCAATGCTGATTAAACTGAAAGAAGCTAAAGATGGAACACCAGCGGTAGACAAAGTAGATGTACCAGAAGAATTGCACGGAACCTATGGTACACTTGGGGATTTTACAGATGCTTATAGCGAAGAAGCGTGGTCGTGGGTACTAGATGAAATGATTTGGAGTTTTGACCCTGATTGGGAAGAAAAGTATGGGTTTGGTGCTACTAATCATGATTTTGATAAGTACCAAGAGCACAACAAACGCATGCAAAATGGACATAGACTTTTTGGGTGTTACCTATCCTCAATGTGGACGTAGTTATGAAACGACTTCGTAAACCAAAACTCAAAGATGGTGAACTTCGGATATACTGGGGTAGACTTCCTCATGATAATCCTGACATTATCTTTGCTTGGCAAGGTGATTCAAGTATGAAAAGAGATAGTAGACTTTTATATAATGCAGTAGTATGTGATCAACCAGACTTACATACTACACCGTTATTTAGTAAAATGAATCCAAGTTTGATCAAGGAACTTGAACTTCGTGGGTATGATATTACGACGATTAAGTTTAGTATCATGAAGAAGAAAGAGAATAATGCCAACGCAACAACAAATTGATGAGACATACATGGGAGTAGCAATGCTTCATGCAAGACTTTCCAAGGGTAAAAGACTTAAGGTAGGTGCATGCCTTGTACTTGACTCTGGTGTTATGATTGGAGCTACAAATGGTCTTCCGAAGCAGCTTGGTAATGAACTTGAGTTCCTAGACGAACTCACTATGGAACTTGTAACTAAGAATGAAGTAATCCATGCAGAGCAGCAGTGTTTAAATAAAGCATGTCTTGAAGGTGTAAGCACAAAGAACTCCAAGATGTGGGTCACGCACATTCCTTGCAGACATTGTTGTTCAAACATGATTGCTGCTGGTGTGACCCATGTAACGTGGCAAGACACATACAGGGATACGTCTGGTCTTGACTTACTGAGGCAATCTGGTATAATCACAAGACAATTTCAAATTAAGGAGAATTAAATGACATGGAGTAATGCAGACCGAGTAAAAGTCCTTGTAACACAACAAGGAGATGCAGTATGCGGAGAATACGGCTATATGCTCAAACGCTCTGAAAACATTGCTGCGTTTTATCTAGATGGCTGGGGTGAAACTGGTAGAATTTACTGCAATAGTTACAGCAACTGTGCGTTCATAGATAATAAGGTACTTGACTACCCTGAACTGGGGATTGATGATGGAGAAGATGGGTCATTTATAACTACAATCTGTTTTCCAGAGTACGAAGGTTGGAGTGTGCATTGCGCGGGTGGAGGTAAGACCATGGCTGTTTGTTTAGTTAAGGAATAAACATGCAATCAATTCTAGAATTCTTCCGAGGTAAGAAAGAGATTTTTGTAAAGACAGTTGTAGCCAGAGAAAATTACATCTCGTCTTGGTATAATGAAGATACCGGAACTTGCTGGCCTTCACAATGGGATACAGTTGAAGTAGAAGAAATCAACTGGGAAGCTTTTGAACAAGTTGTAGTAGAATTTGAAGCATCTTTCCAAGAAGGTGGAGAGAACTCTTGGCGAAGCCATAAGACTAGCCAATAATATTGGCGTAATACGATAAAGGAGTGCAAGTATGAAAGTCTACTACGAAAAGCCTAATGCTCATGCTCTTATAGCTAAAGCCATTGCTCTTTCTTGTGATTATGAGAATAAGACAGGCATTAGGCCAAACAGGATTGAAATGACAAAGGAAGAGTTTAACCTGATTGATGAACATCTTAAATATTGGTTAAGACACTATGAAGAAAAGTACAAAGATAGCTCTTTAATGCTTCTTGGAATGGAAATTATCATTAAATGACAACTAAACTCTTTCCAAAAGACCTAGCAAAAGCTATGTCAAATACATCTGAAAAGATGTACACTATTTATGAATGTCAAGACTTCTTGGATATCCTTCGTAAGACAATTGAAGAATTGATGCTTGAAGGCAAACAGATTAGTCTTACAGGCTTTGGCACGTTCAGTCCAAAATATAGCAAGCCAAGGGTGATGCACTCAGGGTTAACTGGAAAGGATTATGAAGTTCCTGCTGGGATGACAATGAAGTTTGTTGTGAGTCCTGCTTTTCAGGAGGAATTGAAGAGGAAGTTTAATGAAAGGGTTAGAGATGACAACTGAAGATAAGATTAAAGCTTTAGAGAAGGAACTTAAGACCCAAAGGAAAAACTTAGCCAAAGAAAGGTCTAGTAAGGAGTTCAATTGTGGTTGTGGTTCTAAGCATAAAATTAAAGATTGTATAGCTATTCAAACACACTGGTATACTAGTCCTAGCGGTTGTTCTGGTGGGGATTATTGGAATGAAGGGGAGCTTCAGATTGTTTGTCCAGATACAGATTCCAAAAATAGGTTGCTTTATAAGACTAATTATGCTTTAGATTATAAGGATCGTAACAAGTACAAATACTCCGCAGAGATACAATTTAATAACATATATAAGGGATTATTTAAGTCTATCGTAGATGATTATGAAGAGGATAAACGTAGTCATTGGAATAGTTATTGGATTGACAATAATCATGAATACTATGGTATCAACATTAAAGGAGAATCAAAATGAGTGAAATCAAACCAAAATTTGCACCAAAGATACAAGAGTTATGGGATAGCTGTGGCACACATCTTAGTACATTAAATCCAGAAGAGGCTGCAATGGAACTTCAATTTTTCGTGAATGAATTAGTCAGGATGCTTGCATTGTCAGCATTACAAAGTATGGGGTACATCAATGAGTGAAAATAAACAAAACACACAAGACACCCGATCAGAAATTGAACGGATGTACGATGCACTTGCCTTGAAGTTTGGAGTGCAGCGAAAGTTCAGTGAATTGCATCCTATGGAAGTACAGATGCTTTGTCAAGCCGCGTCAATGGTTATGCAGGTTGTAAGAGATGTTTGAAAAACAGAACGAAAAAGTGAGGGATGGATATGGAAGATAAAATTCAATGGTCTGGTAAGACAAGTTCTTATCATCATAAGTGGAACAGCACGCCTAACCCAGAAGATACAAATAAGGGGTTTCGTAAAGTGTGGTTACTTGATGCACAGTGGAGTGATTGTCCTATTGAAGTTGAGAATCAAGTAAAGGAGATGTGGAAATCTTACGAGTTGGGTAACGATTACTACGTGATTAAAACTGAACTAGATGCTCTGCAAGAAGATTATCCTATTGTTGCTCAGTACGTTAAAGAACAATCTCCAGAGATAGAAGGAGAAGAGTTAATTTTGATTCATTGGTGGTGGTGATGGAAGATCGTAAACTAATCGCTAATATCTGGCGTACACCTAACGGAACAGTTCTTCAATCAAAGCACAAACATGATTTTGTGCAAGATTCTGATGGAAACTTCCTTGATGGTGGAATTGATTACGCAAGATTAGGAGGCTCACAATCAAAAGATTGGGATAATCTTTGTGTTTACTCTAGTGATTTGCATGAGAAGAAACGGGAGGTGTTCTTCTGGGGAAACCGCGGCAAGGATGGTAAACAACCTCTGGAATGGTTGCTTCTGAAGGAAATGGAAACCTCCCATATTGAAGCTATCATTGAAACGCATAAGCATATTCCTGAGTATATTCGGGGTATGTTTGTTGACGAAATTGCATATAGGAAGGTATTTCTATGACTAATAAATGCTACAGCGTAAACGAAGAAGAGTTCGATATTACAGATTTTAGTGATGTAATATACCAGCTTCTAAATCAACTTGGTGTAGATTGCGCTTCGTCTCTGATTGGAGCTACATACTGGGAAGCTGATGCTCATCCACTGGAATATGAGGATGTAATCAGTGTTGATTGGTTTCTTGAAGATTGTGACCAACGTGCATACGAAGAAATAGGGGAAGTATTTGATAATGATTTTTCTGGATGCACTGAGCAGGCTAAAAAGGAACTTGAAGAGTTACTACTTTCATGGTGTGAAAAACATGTAAATCTTCCTTACTGGAAGGTGGAGAATGTCGTAAAGAAGGTTATCATAAAAGAAGATTTGGAGTAAAACATGCTAACAACACAAAATTGGATTGACGCAGGGTACAGACGTTATGACGGGCAGAACCTGAACAATGCAGACTTCCTACTGCAGAAACGCTTTGATGATTCTCAAGGTAAGAAATATTACCTTGATGCATGGGCGTGGGATAATACTAAGTATGATTTCTATAGAAACAACCCTGCACTGTCACCCATGAGTTATCAACCAGAGGTACAGCTTCAACGAGAAGAAGATATGACTTTGAATGTTACTTTTATTATGAATGAAAATAGTACAATTCAAGATGTAGAGCAACAAGCTGAGAAGTTATGGGTGTTTTTAGGTAAACCTTATTACAGTAAATGGGAGTAATGGCTATGAGTGTTAAAGTAAAAATCAAAGGTAACAAAATCAAAGTTCAAGCCAAGGGTGGGTACTCATCTAATGTAAAAGACTTGCTGATTCTCAAGGATAACGGCAATGGATACTATGTGAAGAGTAAGAGTTATACATCAGTTGAACCTGACCATGTGTTTAACTTGGATTATTCCGAGATTGAGTATTTGTACTTTGCTTATAAGGCTATTCTGGGGAAGGAGGGACATAATGCTGATTGATCTTAGGATTTATTCTAACGGAGGCTATGAGAGTAATCCCCCTGATTATATATTTGATAACCTTGAGTTCGTCTGCACTTGTGGAGATTGTCCTGAGCAGTACGATGTAGTTTTGTTGAAGGATGGTAAGCGATATCAAGTAGGGTATGTTCGTTTACGGGGAGGAAGGCTTCGTGTTGATTGCCCTGAAGTTGGTGTAGAGGAAGTTTACTCTTGTAGCTTTGAGGACGGTTGGAAGGGTTGCTTTGATGATGAAGATGAACGTCTGTATCATTTGGAGAAAGCTGCGGGAGCTATTCAGGAGTGGTTAGACAAGGAGGTTTAATTTGGGAGAATTTGTTAAACATACGGCGTGTCCTAGCTGTGGGTCATCCGATGGACTTGCGGTATATAGTGATGGTTCTTCGCATTGTTTCGTCTGTCAAAAGACGGTGCCTAGTGAAGAGTTTAAGGAAGAACACAGCACAAATAATAAACCAAAAATACGAAAGGAAGTAATGCAACAAGAAACTACAGGAAAACCTGTGAAGGAAAAAGAGGCTATCTCGGAAGAGAAAGCACAACAGATCAAGGATGAGACTTCTACGCGCTGCAATGGCTATCGTGGCCTGAGTGATAGCATTACATCTTACTTCGGTGTACGTCATAGCTTCTCTGAGGAAGATGGCTCTGTGATTGAACAATACTATCCTTGCACACAACAAGGCAAATTGACAGGCTACAAGGTACGTGAAGTTCCAAAGGATTTCAAGAGCATTGGTCGTACAGGAGCAACTACAGAATGCTTCATGCAGTTTAGGTTTCCTCGTGGTGGTAAGTACGTTATTTTAACGGAGGGGGAATGCCTACTGCCAACAACAAAAGTGCTCACCCGTAATGGGTGGGTTAGCCTGGAGGATTATGATTCTGGGGAGGTGATGCAAGCCAACGGGATATTCGCTGAGCCACTGGCAAAAGTGTACAAAGATTATGAAGGAGAGATGGTAAAGTACCGTTCAGGTAGCTACTTCCTTGACTTAACTCCAGAACACAATATGCTCAGAATTGATAAGAAGTACGGACTGGTTAAGGCTAAAGCAGGTGATTCCACTCAGAAGCACAAGCCCGTGCCACGGACTGTCAATTTTGAATCAGATACCGATAATCTGATGGCAAGACTACAAGTAATGCTCAGTGCAGATTTTACTTTCCGTAAAGATGGGGATATCTACGGTTGCTTGAAAAAGCAAAGAAAAATTGACCGGGCAAAAATGCTTCTTGATAAGGCAGGGGTTCGCTATAGTGCTAATCTTGATAACCGTGGGTACACTTCATTTTTTATCCACAGGGGACATGGCCTAGATGTGTCTAAGGAATTTTCCTACAAACGGGACTTAGCAAGTGCAGCAACAATTGTAGAGGAGGTGCTATTCTGGGACGGTAACAGTGTTCCAAATCGACAACAAATTGAGTACTCAACTATCATCAGACATAATGCCGAATTTGTACAGACTTGTGCACACTTGTCTGGTTTTGTATCTACGATTATCCCACGAAGGGATGAAACCCATAGTTGGTATAAGGTGAGTATTCTTTATAAGAAGCAAACTAGTGACACACAGAATGGGTTTATCAAGTACCCTTACTCAGGTAAGGTCGCGTGCTTAACTATGCCTGATGGAACTTTACTGGTAAAGCAAGGAGATTCGGTGTCTGTCACTGGGAATTGTGATTCATTAGCGGCATACCAGATGCTCAAAGAGTACAATGACAAGCGTGGCAGTGATTATGAAGTAGCAGTTGTTTCAGCAACTACAGGCGCACAGTCAGCAAAGCAAATTGCGCATAATTATGCTTTTTTTGACTCCTTTGAACAGATCATAATTAGCTATGACATGGATGAACCGGGGCAGAAAGCTATTGAAAGCATTGTGAAGGTCTTACCGAAAGCCAAGGTCAAGATCATGCAGATGAAGCACAAGGATGCTAATGAGTATTTGACAAAAGGTGATCAGAAGTCTTTCATTAGTGACTTCTATAATGCTAAGACTTATGTTCCTGCTGGGGTTGTCGGCAGTTCTGAACTCTATGAAAAACTCCTTGACAGTGCTTTAGTAGAAAAGATTCCGCTACCATCTTTCATGAAGAAGCTTGATGAAATGATTGGATCAATTGAACTTGGCACTATTGGTATTTTTGCTGCTGGGAGTGGTGCAGCTAAAACTACAGTTGCAAATGAATTGATCTATTACTGGTTGTTCAACAGTCCACACAAGGTGGGGGTTGTTTCACTGGAATTGACTTGCTCTCAGTATGCACAAGCTATGCTTTCAAGACACATTCAGAATAAGATTTCGCGGATCAAAGACCCAGAGGAAAAATTAGCATACTTGAAACAAGAGAAGGTAAAAGAGAAGGCTCAAGAGTTATTCTTAGATGATAACGGCAATGATCGCTTCATGTTGATTGACGAACGTGATGGTAGTGTAGAGGTCTTACAAGATAAGATCGAAGAACTTATTATTTCTTGTGGCTGTAAAGTTATTATTCTCGATCCTTTGTCCGATATCATGGATTCACTGGATGTATCTGAACAAGCGAAGTTCATGAAGTGGTGCAAAAGCATGATTAAGAACTATAATTGCACCTTTCTGATGATTGCACATATCCGAAAATCAGGTAACAACAAAGATGCAGCATCAACCGGGGCGTTCATTCCAGAAGAGGCTATTACTGGTTCAAGTACAATTTTTAAAAGTGCTTCTTGGGTTGTGATGATGATGCGAGACAAGTACAATGAAGACCAGATTATCAGGAACACAACCCGGTTGATTCTGAGTAAGAATCGTTCTGGGGGCGAGACTGGTGATTGTGGCAGTTTGTATTATGACAATCAGCACCATGTCCTGCATGATTTAGATGAGTGGACACAAGAGAACGGGCCAAGCGGGTTTTAATACCTATTATACTTGACAAAAGGATACAACCATGTTACAATTAAAGATTAACACTTTAGGAGTAATATGGTTGGAATTTATTGCATTAGAAACATTATAAACGGAAAACGCTATATCGGGAAGTCAAAAAATATAGCTAAAAGATTTTGGGCACACAAGAACTCATTTAAGCACTACGAAAAAGACCCCGGGAAATACAAAAGAAGGGTTAATAGACACCTTGCCAATGCTGTTGTATTGTATGGAATTAATAATTTTATCTTTGAAATTTTACAAGAATTCGATGTGATTGATGAAGATGTGCTTGCAGATACTGAAATTTATTGGATGGAATTTTATAACACAACTGATCGGATTTTGGCTACAATCTTATGAAGGATAGTTCACAAAAAGTCATCGTCCATGAAGAGACAAGAGCATTATTTTCTGAGATGAACATGGGGAGGGTAACCCAAATTTTGGAAATCATTGGACGGATGAAATGAAGAGTTCGATGTCTACCATCAAAAAGCAGCAATTTGAGGATGGACTTTACGATTTCATGAAGACACCCCAGTGGAAACAAAAACTTTCCGACTGGGGCAAAGAAACATGGAAAAACGAAGAAAAGAAGGCAACAATGGCTAGAAAAGTTGCAGAGGCGACAAGTACTCTTCGTTTTGAGCAGTATGATAAGGTGACTGGTGAATTAGTCGGAGAGTACAATTCAATGCTTCAGATCATAGATAAGTACCCCGACTTTCACAAGATTGCAATATACAGTGTGTGCAATGGGTGGAAGAAATCTTATCGGGGTTTTGTTTGGAAGAGTTTTAACAAAGAGTATTAGGAGTAAAATGAAGTACAACGGTTTCTCGCTTGATATTGAATCAAACGGATTTGTTTTTGAGTCAAAAGTAATTTGGGTCATGTGCCTGAAGGATATGGATACGGGGGAGAAACTTAGGCTGAACTTCTTTAAGGACAAGAGAGCCAAAGAGAAATTTCTATTCTGGCTTGATCAGTATGATACTCCAAATATCTCTTTCCATAATGGGCTTGGCTTTGACATTTTTGTTATGATGTTTGTCGGAGAATTAGATTTTACGGTTGGGCCTGATACACTAGAGGGCAGGAAGGTTAACTTTGTTGACACTTTCTACCTTTCAATGTTCTTGAATCCAGATCGTGAGAAGCACTCAATTGCCTATTTTGGTGATGTCTTGGGCTACCCAAAACTTGATTTCCGGCAAGCCTCAATTGATGAAGGTATCATCCCAAAGGACTCTGAAGATGGTGCAGAGTTCCAGCAGCACTCTAAGTTGATGGACAAATACTGCGAAATCGATACTGAGATCAGTGATAAGACTTACAAGTATTTGATTAATGAGTGGATTGAACTCTATGGCTCTTTTGATGGGTGGACACCCGCATTTAAATCTGGACAAAAGTCCTTCTACTTGATGAGTTGCCAGGAGCTATCTGGGTGGAAATTTGATATTGAGAAAGCTCAAAAGCTAGCGGTGCGCATCACAGAAATGCAAGAGGAAATCCGTGCTATTGTTGAACCTCAACTTCCTCCACGAAGTCTGAAAAAGACGGAAGAAAAAGATTACAAGATGCCTGCTAAACCATTTAAAGCGAATGGGGAGTATTCAGCTCAGTGGTCTAAGTTTGTAGAAAAGCACAATGGAAAGCAGGTTGGTGAACAGTGGGAGTTTTACGGTAAGTTGGTTCCAATTGAAGCAAACAAAATTCTTGATGTGACTATGCCAATGGAGATGGCAAATCAAGATCAGATGAAGGACTGGTTTTTGGAAAATGGATGGAAGCCTACGCTGTGGAATTATAAACGCGGGCCTGATAATAAACCGATGCGTGATCCGACAACAAGGCAGTTGATTCCTACATCACCAAAGATTCAGGAGGCTGGCAGACTGTGCAGTAACCTAGAAAAGATAGAGGGAGAACTTGTTAAGAATGTTGTGAAGTGGCTTTCTTTACGCAATCGTCTTTCTGTTCTTGAGGGGTGGCTTTCAAACCCACGATTGAAATATGATGGGCGCATTGGTGCGGGTAGAACTGGGATTGCTTCGACACATAGGCAAAAACATAAAGTTGTAGTGAACGTCCCAAAAGCTGATCCGAAGGTTTTACTAGGGTATGAGTTTCGGGAACTATGGACAAGTGAAGATGGTTTCTTAATTGCCGCTGGGGATGCCGCTGCGTTAGAGGGGAGGGTGCAGGGACATTATTGCTATAAATATGATGGTGGTGAGACTGCAGAAGAATTGTTGAAGGGGGATGTGCACTCTAAGAATAGCTATGCTTTCTATGGTGAGATTTACCCAGAAGTTGCAAGTATCTACAATTCACCGGATTTTGATAAAGAAAATCCGAAATGGAAGCCATACCGAAGCAAGTCTAAGAACGGCTACTATGCGATTATGTATGGTGCTGCAGCACCGAAGGTTGCCAGTACACTTGGGATTGCAGAGAAATTTGGCAAGAAGGCTCTTGATGCGTTTTGGGAGGCCAACCCTGGCACTAAAGCACTCAAAGAAAACCTAGAGAATTACTGGACAACAACAGGGCAGAGCAAGTACCTCCCAGCAATCGATGGTAGAATTCTACTGACACGAAAGAAGTCAGCATTACTTAATACTATCTTTCAGAGTTGCGGGGGTATCACAATGGATTATGCTGGATGTTTCATGGATAGGTGGCTTGGTGAGATGTACTGGGACGAACTTCGTAGACCGTACTATCTCTATAGGGGTTGTGTTGTTCGTAGAATCGGATACACGCACGATGAGTTGGAATACGAGTGTGAAGAAGAGGTTTCAGAAGAAGTTGCACGAATGATTGAACAGGCTATCGCAAAGGCCGGGGAATACCTAAAACTCAAAGTACCACTTGTAGGTGAGGGTAAGGTGGGTAAGGATTGGAAGGCAGTACACTGACAAGGAACTAAACTTATGCAAACACCTCACCACTACCTCTACGACCCCAAATTCTCCTGTATACTCAAGCTAACCGAATCAGGAGAAATCATCCAACGCTTCTTCATCCAGAGATGTGACCTGATGGAGTTAGCCTTGGTTTGCTGGGAGAATTCAATTGATAAACTTAATTTGGAAAGCGAGTAATTATGGAAATTCCTGTAGAAATTAAAATCACACCAGAGATGATGGCAAGTATCTTCTGGGGAATGTGTAGCGATGAGCAAGCATCTTTCTTTGAAGCACTTGGAAAAGAGATTGGTGGTGACACTTTCCACGCACAAGTGCAATGGTTCTATCTAGAAGAAGAACTTCGCAAGAATGAACTTGCAAAAGACACCTTTATGGATATGGCTGCACCAATGTTCTGGCAAACTTTGAAGTACATGGAGAAGGTATGAGAACAATTAAAATCTGGACTTTGACTTGCACAGAGTGTGCTCTTACACAACTTCATCAACCATGTGAAGCCTGTCCTAATCGTAGTGCTCAAGGATTGTGATATGAAAGACTTACTAGGAAGAGAAGTCCAAGTTGGACATTACATCTGCTATGCTCTTACAGTTGGACGATCAGCAAATCTTGCTGTGTACCAAGTGAAAGAAGTACTTGAGAATAAGATTAAGGCAGTCAAACTTGAATCATCTTATGGGCATTGGGGTAATGGTATGCATACATTTGCGTCTGGATTAACAGTTCCTTGGAAGCACGTAAAGTGGGACAAGAAATTGTGTACTCATGTTGAAATGACCGAAGAAGAAAAAGCCAAAGTTGACAACAAGACTTCAACTCTTTCTATGCCAGAGAGGATTTTTATTATTGATGGGTTTACGCCAGGGTTGTTGCAACCAAACAACACATAAACAAAAAGATTAAACATATGAGTAAACTTGCAAAATCTGTGCTATAATTCAGCTTTAGCAAGCACAAAAGGAGAATCAATATGAAACAAATGTTAGTTATTGCAGCTATTGCGCTACTCTCTACTGGCTGTACACAACCTGATCATGCTCTACAAGTCCTTGAATCTCAGGGCTACACAGACATACAGATACAAGGGTATGACTGGTTTAACTGCTCAAAAGATGATACGTATCACGATAAGTTCACTGCGAAGGGGCCATCAGGTAAGACTGTATCTGGTGTGGTTTGTACAGGTATGTTCTTTAAGGGTTCAACCATTCGGCTTGACTAACCAAGAAAGGAAAATATGCAACGATTTATTTCAGTAAAGAATACTTCTGATCTTCCAGAGGCCTTCAAAGACAAAGTATCATTTCAAGTTGTGGACAACAAGGTTGAAGCTGTAATCTTTACGATTGGTGAAGAAACAATTCGTGTTGTACGTGAAGGTAATTACAGCAATGACCTGAAGATTCTCACCCAACAACCAAAGAAGCAAGTAACTCGTTATAAACTTTCAGGCTCTGTTGGTGGATTGGTGATGCAACCTGAGATGTTTGATCAAGAATTTGATGCAGATGCAAGGCGTGAGAATTACGAACACAAGTTTGATTTCGATAAGGTTGATCTGAAGATTGATCCTGTGGTTGAATTTGTAGATGAAGAGAAGATTTGAGCTAAACAAATGAAAGGAGTTTCATGTACGAGAAAGAACTAACAAAACTTAAAGGTTTTATGAATGAAGAACTTTGGGGTCTTCTTCAAGATCAAGGATGTATCATTGCCGGGGGTGCTGTCACAAGCATGTTCACCAACAAAGAAGTCAACGATGTAGATGTGTACTTTCCGAGCAAAGAAGCATTCACGAAAGTAATGCAAGAGTTGATTGACTTGCGGTGGGGTTCAAACTATAAATACGATAAAGAATACGGTCTAGGCTACGTTGATGGTATGATTACAATCGTGACAAACAAAGCTGTCATGCTTTTGTCCGAAGGAAACAAAGTTCAATTTGTTGTTCATAAATTCTACCAATCAGCAGAAGAAATCTTCCAAGACTTTGACTTTACGGTTTGTATGGGTGCTTTGGAAATGAAAGATGAAACATGGAAACTTCATGAAGATTTCTTCAAGCATAATGCACAGCGATTCATTCAGTTTAATGAGAAGACTAGCTATCCTTTGATTTCTGCTTTGCGTATTGCTAAGTATAAAGAAAAGGGTTACAATATCAGTAAAGCACAGTTCATGAAAGTTATGCTTGCTGTGAATGCAAAGAATATTGATAGTTGGGAAGTCTTGCTGGAAGAACTTGGTGGTATGTATGGCACAGCACCAGAAGATATTTTTGATACTTCGTTGCCGTTTGATCTTTCGTATGCAATGCAAAAACTTGATGATGTATTGATTACAGAGAAAATGCAATCTCGAGCATGGAGTAATCTTGATGAGATTGTGAAGAAGATTCCACATGCTTTTACTGAAGAGATTGTGAAAGTGGTTAATGATTATGAGCCTAGTAAACCCTTAGACTGGTCTCAGTTTATTTAAGATTTCCTAGTTAATTAGTTAGGAAAAGCAGTTAGTGCATCTGTAAAAGCCAAGTCGGTTAGAAAGTCGCTATGAAAGTAGCATTATTAAAACAACCCTTATTGAAAGGAAATTATGTCATACAACTTTGAAAAAATCTACGGTACTCTGGTGTACGTGCAAATGCAAGAACCTGTGAAAGCCTATGTTAAACCAGGAGCACCAGCAAAGGCAGACGAATGGAAAGCAGGAGTGGTTCTCACCGATGAAGACTATGTTGACGCTCTTGAAGATTACGCTCGTGAACTAGATACTCAGATTTCTCTGAAGAAAGTTAAAGTTGCGGAGTTTGAAGAAAAGTATAAGACTGCTGTACCGGAAGGTGCACACAAGAATGTTTGGGTACTGACACTTCGCAAGAGCACTGAACTTGGTAAGACTGGTAAACCAGTTCCTGACCAGTACAAGCCGAAAATCTACTTGAAAGAAGGTAAGGTACTCAAGGATGTTACGGCTACTACATTGGTCGGCAATGGTTCCAAGGGTGCAATCAGTGTTGATCGTTTTGATCGTACCGCTGGTGGTTCTTCTTTGTACCTGAAGAATGTTCTGGTTACTGAACTTGTGGAATACGAAGCAAAGACTAGTGATTACAAAAGTGGTTCCGAATTTGAAGATGAAGCAGATGATGGTAACGGTGGTACTGTAGTCGTTCCAGCAAAGGCTAAGACTCCTGTTGCAGCGAAAGGTAAGAAGCCTCCGGTTGATGATTCAGATGACGAAAGTTCTGATCCCTTCTGATCTGATTTAAACGCCCTCAGTTAGACTTTCTAGGCTAAGGTACTCTACCTTAGCCTAGATCGTTTCAGTGGCTTACAACACCCTCTAGGGCCTTTAGATTGCCTGCCCGTAACTCAGTGAATCAGAGTAGTCGTTTTCTACACGATTGGTCGGGAGTTTGAATCTCTCCGGGCAGACCATCTAAGGGTCTTAGAGTTTATGTGATAATTTAATAAATAAGATTAAGGGGGTGTTTAAATTTGAAACCACTTGAAATTGATGCCACTGAACTCTCTAAGTACGTCAGGTATGACGAAAAAAGTTGGAGTGGCTTAGTGTGGAGCACGACAAGAAGAATAGGAAATCTTTGTCCAGCAAAAGAAGGAGAACCTTGCGGTTATATTCGTTCTGGAGGAAATTATAGGAGGATCATGGTAGCCATTTATAATAAGAACTACACTGCATCACGGGTTATATGGGAAATTGAAGTAGGGAAAATACCAGAAGGAATGATTGTAGATCATATTGACGGAAATTCCTTAAACAACTGCCTCTCAAATCTCAGACTCGTGACTAGCGAAGGAAACTCCCAGAATAGGGCTAGACACTTTTCAAATAACTCTGGTGTTGCGGGTGTTAGGTGGATTAGTTGGACTAACGCTGATGGTAGGGTAACTAAACTAGTTAAAGCAGTTGTCAAGGACCTTTATAAGTATTTCTCAGTACTGGACTTAGGTGAAGATGCAGCTTTTAAAGCAGCCTGTGAGTGGAGGAAAGGTATGATGTTGGAGTTAAATAAGCAAGGGAAGAGTGACTTCACTCAATTGCATATCTCCAAAGGTGAAACAACGAAGAGAAGGAGTTAAAATGCGCTATAAGTACAAGTTTGTAAACGGTTTTCACGCAGTATTTGATTGCGAAAAATATGAGAACGTATTATTGCTAACTTTAAAACGGTTCGCCGATGAAGCGGTTAAACGGATGAATGCTAACAACCAACGAGGAGGTAAGTGAAATGAAAGAGAACAACAAAGTTGTGAGCGCTAAGAGTAAGAACACGAAAGTTAAAGCTGCTATCAGCAAGACAGCACGAGAAATTCCTATTATTGCATGGGCGGTTGAAATTGATGGTATTGTTAGTCCTGCTAATGTACTCAGTACTCGTCAGCGTGCTCGGTGGTATCGTAACACCGTAGAACACTTTGATGATGTAAAACGGGCGCATGTTCGTAAGATTGCTATTCAAGTTATCCCAGGGCGGTAAACATGAGCACTATTAAAGTATCATCAAGTGATCAGAAACAAATCTGGCATGAGGATCATCCTGATTATGAAACCGTAGATGAATCCAATTGGGATGATCAAGGTAAATATCAATACTGCTACCCAGTAGTAAAGGATATTATCTCAGGAAAGTCTTACACCTTTACAGTACAACGATCTGGCAGTTACTTTTCGGACTATGATTTTGACTTTCCAGATGCTGAACTGACAGAAGTGCATAAGGTTACTGAAACAATTATTGTAGAAAAATGGGTAGCAGTATCTTGAACACCTACGAAAAATTCCTTTGGTTGACTGAGTATTGCATTTCAATAATCCTAATGCTAATCGTATTCAGTGTTGGGGGTGTTCTTACACTTGTATCAGTTGGGATTGTTATGCTAGTGCATTATTTACTGTATGGGGTTAATTTACTGCTTGGTAAATTATTGAAAGTGAGTAACGAAGTTACGAACGATACGAAGTTTAAGAGTTAATTTAAAGGAGAATGAATATGAAAGAAGCATTAGGTGTTGTAGGACTTGTTATTTTGATTGTTGTTTTAATTGGTGTTGGGCCTCTGATTACAATCTGGTCGCTAAATACATTGTTCAGTTTGAATATTACTTATAGTTTCTGGACTTGGTGCGCGGTGGTTTGGCTGAGTCTTGTTACATTTGGTAATGTGAAGAAATCAACTTAAAGGAGAAATATATGACTGAAGAAACAACTAAGAAATTTAAGACTAAAGCTGAGTATGTACAAGCGATGAAGCGAGAATTTTATGAAGTCGAAAGCATTATGGAAAATGTAGCCGAATTGAAGGCTGATGCGAAGGAGGCGGGGTTCGATGCTACCTTACTGGCTAAAATCGCAAAGAGCATGGCAGAAAACAAAGTGGATGATGTTTTGGAGAAAAATGAAATATTTGCTTTGCTTGTGGATGAGGTTCGGAACAGTTAAGGAGGAGCCCCTTTTGGGGCTATTAAATGCAAGGAACATGTACTAAATGTGGAAAAGAAAAAGACTTATCTGAGTTCTATAAGGCAAAAGGATCAAGAGGTTACTCCTACCATTGTAGAAAATGCGTAAGTGATCGGAATAAAGAAAGAATTAAGGGAGTTCGTGCAGAAGTGTTAGAATGGACTAACCAAATATATTCAGGACAAGAATTACTTCTACAAATAAATGCAATTTCTAAATTAAACTGTAAGAAATTGTGGACGTTGAGAGCAAAACTAAATACAATACTTGGTGAAAAGTTTGATCCTACAAAGTATCATCAAGAATATTATCAGAAAAATAAAAGCAAAATACGCACTAAGCACAAAGAGTATGCTATCAAAAACAAAGATAAACTGCATGAATGCCGAATAAAATGGGAAGAAAACAATAAAGAAAGAGTGTCTGAGTACAAACGGTTGTGGCAAGAAAGTAACTATTTGCAATCAAAACTTAGTAGTTGTAAAAGTAGGTCTTTAAAGAATGGTATTCCTTTTAATATTGAACTTTCGGACTTAGAAATACCAGAAATTTGCCCGGTTCTGCATATCCCAATTAGACTCTCTAAGACTGGTAAGCAGACGGGCAATTCCCCAAGTATAGATAAGATTATCCCGGAGTTTGGATATACAAAGGGAAATATTCAAATTGTGAGTAACAGGGCAAACAAAATGAAGTCTGATGCAACCCCATTAGAACTTATTCTATTTGCAGCATGGGTTTTAGATAATTTTGATATTGACGACTACGCAAGAGAATTGGAGGGGTATATTGAAAAAACTTTGCTTTGATTACGATGCGACCTGCTTCCGTGCAGCCGCTGCGAACCAGCAACGTAGCATCAGTTGTTTGCATAGACCTACAGGAAACGTAGAGACATTTAAAACACGAACGGACTTTTACGGTTATTGGAAACGAAAAGATGGTGGTTGGTTATCAGCACATCCTGAATTGAAACTTGAAGACTTTGATATTCAAGATGTGACAGCACCTGAACCTGTAGAATATGCTTTGAAGTCCATCAAGAGTACCATTGAAGGGATGCTTGATAAGTTTGATACAAAGGATTATTACGGATACGTCGGCGGTGATTCCAATTTTAGGAAAGACATTTGCACGTTACAGCCTTACAAAGGACAACGAGTAGCAGAACTTCCTATTCATCTTCTGGCGTGCAAGGAATATGTTGTGCAGCATCACAAAGCGGTAGTAGCTAGAAACTTAGAGGCAGATGATTTGGTTTCTATGGACAATTATGCTGCTGTAAAAAATAAGAAAGACTTTATAGCAACGGTTTTGGACAAGGATTTCAAGGGTTGTGATGGTAACTGGTATTTCTATCTGAACGACGATAGACGTAAAGTAAGGGGTTTTGGTAAACTTTGGCGAAATGAAAAAGAAGTGGATGGTTACGGGAGAATGTTTAAATACTTGCAAGTTTGTCAAGGAGACATAAGTGACCACTATTGGCCTCATTGCTTCTCCGATAAAGAGAACGGCCCTGTAACAGCATACAATGCCCTCAAGGATTGCAAGAACGATATAGAGGCTTTTATTGCTATGAAAAGTCACTTCCAGTACCTCTACCCAGAACCGAAGGTAATCACAAATTGGAAAGGAAATACTTTTGAAATTGATTGGTTTTATGTAATGAGTGAGATGTTTCAGTTATGTCATCTACAAAGATGGAAAGGAGATAAAATCAACCTCTCAAAAACTTTTGAAAACCTAAAGATAGATATATGAAACCTACAAATAAGTATGAAAATGTAAATTGGTGTGAATTAGTAGAGTATTCTGAAAGCAGCCCTTCGGGGTTGATTTGGAAAGTAAAGAGAGGTACTAGTATTAAACCAGGAATGCGGGTGGGGCATATTCAAAGAATTAATGGAAGGGATTATGAGTATTGGACTTTTAGACATGCAGATAAAATGTATAACGTTCACAGGGTGGTGTACAAACTTATGGGGATAGACTATAACCCTGAGTGTGTTGTTGATCATATTGATAGGAATGCATTAAACAATAAGATTTCTAATCTCAGAATGGTGCCTTACAAAATTAATATGAGAAATAAGTTAAAACTCCGTAAAAACACTTCCGGTGTGACAGGGGTTGTACGGAGAATATCAAGAAATACATATCGTTGGGTTGCTTATATTAGTATTGATAAAGTGATGTTGAGTAAATCTTTTTCTGAAGAGAAGTATGGTAAAGTTCAAGCAGAGCAACTAGCACTTGAATGGCGCGAAAAAGCTTTAAAAACAGCAGTTGAAAATCATGGGTTTACAGATCACCACGGAAAGGATTAAAATATGATTGAAATCAAAACACAGCAACAGCGTGATAATGTAAAGAAGATGTATAACTTTGATAAAGAAAATGGTAAATGTATCAATGAGAGTTCAGGGCAATTCACAGGAAGCTTCTATCATGAGTCTTATGAGTGTAATGGAAAATCTATGACTTATTACTTTGATAGCGGAGAGTTATTTGCTTTTGAGGCTCTGATGTGACTGAGCATTTGTACACACCCGCCGATGTTAAACGAGTAAGAGATAGACTTGCAGAAAAACAAGGAGGGATTGATCCAATCCTAAAGGAACCGTTTAAAGAAACTCAAGTCTGTGATCACGATCACGTTACCCAGCATGTTAGAGCAGCATTGAATAGAAATACAAATGCATTTGAAGGTAAGGTGTACAATGCTTGGGTTCGTTGTTTAAAGTGGTTGAGTGATAAGCCCTTACCTGAGATTCTTAGAAACCTTGCAGAGTATTATGAACAAGATTACTCGCATAATCCACTTCACCCAGGTTTTCTGAAGAGGCTTTGTATAGACTTCGCAAGCCTTCCAGAAGGTGATAAAAAGGCTGTTCTAGAAGATTTAGGGCAGAGTCAAGGGGGTAATAGCACTGAGCGTAAAAAACTGTTCAAAACGGCTTTAAATACAAAGCAATTTAGTTTCGAGCAGATCAAGAAGTTAATTCAAGAAAGGAAAAATAAATGAAAGTGCAAGACAAAGGATTGAACGTATGAAAGTGTTTGGACTATACATCCGTGAAGCACATGAAACTTGGGGACATCCTATTCTGTACTCAACATCTGTTGTAAAACTTAGAGAGGTCATGAGAACATCTATAGGTGGACGTACAGTTCACGTAGGAAGTAATGATGTTACAAACTCCCCGTATATGAATAGCTATGTTGAAATTAACGGGATTTGCCTTGCTAAGATTACCGAAATGCCAACACTAATTTAAAGGAGATTTGATATGAAATTCAAACTACAATGCACAGATGATTTTGATAAAACTACAGTTACTCACGAGTTTGACAGTGAAACTTGGTATTCAGCACTAGACAGCTTCGTGAAGTTCCTTCGGGGAAGTGGTTATCTTTTAAAAAACGATAGTGTAGGCATCAATCTTAGTACTGGGCATAGGTTTGATGAAGATTACCCTTATATAAATATTACTTATTTTGATTCTACAGAGGAATAAACATTGAGCCACATTGTAAATAACTCAGGTAATCAGGAGCACTACACTCCAAAGAGGTTCACCGATTCTGCCAGAGTGGTTATGGGGAGTATTGACCTTGACCCTGCCAGCAATGAAGTAGCTAATTCTTGGATTCAAGATAATACTTTCTATAGTCTTGAAAATCAAGGGTTAAATAAAGAGTGGACAGGAAATGTTTGGATGAATCCTCCTTATGACTCAAAGAGTCTAAAACCGCTAGCTGTAAAACTTTTCAATTCTAATATTAATCAAGCAATTGTACTAACCAACAACAATACAGATACGAAAGTTGGACAAGAGTTTCTACAGTGGGCTAATGCTATTTGTTTGGTGGCTGGAAGGGTAAAGTTTATGAAACCTGACGGGACAGAGAATAAGACACCACTACAAGGTCGGATTATTTATTACAAAGGAAAGGATATTCAAATGTTTAAGCAAGAATTTTCAAAATATGGCACAATCTTTGTAAAGGAGTAAATATATTGCACTCACAAAATGTAAAAGATAAGATGAAGGCTCTGAATGATCTTGGGTTTTCTTCTCGGGAGATTGCTAAGATTGTGCTTGGGTCGGAGACGAAGAAGTCAAGTGTGAATAATTATTTAAGGACTCTTGGTAGTGCAGACATAAGTGGTGCAAAGGAAGATAACTCCAGAATTCTTTTTATCTCTGATTTGCACGTACCTTTTCATCATCAAGACAGCTTTGCATTTCTCCGACACCTCAAGAAGAAGTACAACCCAACGCGAGTAATTTGCTTGGGCGATGAATTGGATAAAAACTCATTAAGCTACCACGAGCATAATCCAGACGGATATTCAGCAGGGCATGAGTTAGAAGTTAGTCTGCCATTCATTAAAGAGTTGGAGGGAATCTTTCCTAAGATGGATGTGTTAGAATCTAATCACGGAAGTCTTGTTTGGCGTAAGGCTAAAACAAATGGTATTCCTAAGCACTATATCAAGAGTTATAATGATGTACTGAATGTAGATGAAGGTTGGAAGTGGCACTTTGATTTAACATTAGTGCTACCAAATGGTCAGCAGTGCTATGTGCATCATGGAAAAAGCTCAGATGTGTCTAAACTAAGTCAGCAGATGGGTATGTGTGCTGTTCAGGGCCATTACCACTCGGAGTTTAAAATCCACTGGTGGGCAAATCCAAGTAACCTTTATTGGGGTCTTCAACTTGGTTGTTTGATTGACAAAGAAAGATATGCATTTGCTTATGAGAATGTAAATATCAAAAAACCTATTGTTGGTACAGGACTTGTAATAAACTCTATTCCGGTGCTTGAGCCAATGATACTTTCTGCTGATGGGCGTTGGAAAGGTGGCTTTGAATGACCCCACAAAAACAAGAGTTTATCCATGGTCCAGTAAACGGGGTTTATGGTGATTGTCAGCGTGCAGTTATTGCAAGCTTACTTGATTTACCTATAGTAGATGTTCCGCACTTCCTTTCCGAATGTAAGGGGGATGCTGTGATATATTGGGAGTTATTGCAAGAATTCCTGCGAGGTAAGGGGTACTCATGGTTAGTTGTACCCGCTAAGTCAGGTGCTGCGTTCTTTGGCTCTGAAGGTGATATTTACCATGAAATATCTGGCCCATCTCCAAGAGGAAACGGTGTTATTCATGCAGTGGTTGGGTGTAACGGTTATGTGGTTTTTGATCCTCATCCGACAAACGCCGGACTAGTTGGTGATCCATCTGAGTGGGAATATGCATATCTTGTAAAGACATCGGAGAGATTATGAAAATCAAAATCACAGACTACAGCGACAGTATGTTTTGGTATAGTAAACATCTAGGAGAGATATTTGACGTACACAAAGTTGAACATGATGTATTTTGGTGCAGAGAGAAGAATGCATACCAGTGCTTGAACTTTGTGCTTAAGGAAGATTGCGAAGTATTAACTGAAAAGGAGGAAGATTGAAAGAACTAACTTATCTATATGAAAACTCACTACGAGCATGTGAGATTGCCGGACAATCTGAAGAGCTTACACCTAAGTACAGAAAGCAACAACTTTCTTACATCCAAAGTGAAGTAGCAGAATTGCAAGATGCTCTTGATGCCCAAGACCTTGTAGAAGAGCTGGATGGATGTATGGACATCCTAGTTACTGTATTTGGGTATCTTGGTAAGCTAAAGAGTCTAGGAGCAAGGGTTGATGTAGCTATGGTAAAGACTGCTGATAATAACCTTTCTAAATTCCCTACAAGTCTTGAAGAAGTAGAACAGACGCAGGAATTTTATAAAGGAATTAAGAACAAAGAAACTATTTTCAGTTATAACTCTGATTACAAACGTTATGTAGTTCGAGATATGAATGGTAAATATTTAAAGCCAAGCAGCTTTGTAGAGAATGACTTGAGTGATTGTTTTAATAAGGAGAATTAATAATGACATTAGATAAAGTAGTTGAGAAAAATAGAGAACTTCTTCACCAGCGTTCTCAGGTAGGGTTGAGTAAATATGGTATTGCATTAGTTACTGCTGGTTTAACTGAAGAGCAAATTCTTCAACATGCGCTTGAAGAAGCTCTTGACTTTGCAAATTACCTTCAAACACGTATTATGAAGATTAAAGGAGAGATTGAATGAAAGGGAACAAAAATGTGGGATGAAGCTACTCATCTTTATACCTACTCATCTAATAGGGTACTTTACCGAAGACTTGTTAAGTGCTTAGGTTATACTGAAAAACCTAAAGTACTTCTAGTACAAATGGTAGATGGAACCCAAGCATGGGCATATGAATCTGAACTGCAAATTTTTAAACCTTACAAGGAACACACATGAGTAAAGAAACCAAAAAGACCACCGAGAAGAAAACCTACAAACTTGGTGATGAAGTGAAGGTTCAAGGAAAAGATTGCAAGATTGTTGAAGTGCTGGAAGATGCAAAGTTTCATTTGAAGAATCTATCTGAGCCGTTTGATAGCTTCTTTGCACTTGAGAGTGAGTTTGAATGACAGAAAACTATACAAAAGTACGTCTAGTTGGTTATACACAACCAGCAGAAGAGTTCAAAGATGAATTCAAGGACATTAAAAACCTCGTGGCATTTTGCGCTAGGGTTTCAAACCCAAGTAATCAGTTAAATATGGAAACATCAGATAAACTGATTAACTACTTGCTAAAGCATAAGCACTTCAGTCCTTTTGAGATGGCAAGTATTACTCTTGAAATAGAGACCACCCGTGACATTGCACGACAACTTCTGAGACACCGAAGTTTTACATTTCAAGAATTCTCTCAGAGATACGCTGACCCTACGGATAGCTTAAGTTTTGTCATCCGACAAGCACGATTACAAGACCAAAAGAATCGACAGAATAGTGTAGTTATACAAGAGGATGATGAAGATAGCCGATTTATTACTTCAGAATGGATCCGTAGGCAGCAAGAAGTGATCGACCTAGTAAAAGAGAACTATCAGTGGGCAGTTGGTTGTGGTATCGCTAAAGAACAAGCAAGGGTGATCCTTCCAGAAGGAAATACAAAATCTAGGCTGTATGTTCAAGGAACAATTAGAAGTTTTATTCACTACATTGAAGTTCGTAAAGCTAATGGCACACAGTTAGAGCATGTTTGGTTAGCGGAGGCTGTAAGCCAAGCGGTCAATAAAGTATTCTCTACAGAATAATGTACTTGTAATTACACAGAAGATATGGTAGAATTGAGGTTCTACCGTTCTTCCTTAAAAGAATAAAGGAGAGATATGACTCTAAAAATAGCAGCAGTATGTTACATTTCATTGAGCGAAATCCAAACAGTAGCTAACTGGGTAACGGAAGAGTTTATTGAAGAGAATCCTGATGTATTTCAGGAGATGCTTTTTGATCTGGGTATGGATATTTACAACTACCCCTGCGAGGTACAGAATGTAACACATCGTAATCGCTTTGGAAATCTTATCACTTGCCCACGGTGGGTCGGTAACGAACGAGTGGATCAAAATTGGGTGAGCAGTCCGTACAGTAGTGTAGAGGCTAGAGACAAGAGTCTGAACAATAGAATTTTGACAGACCTCTACAAGAGCAAGGGAATGGTAGAAATTGAGTAAGATTTATAATTAATAATAAAGGAAATTAATGCAAAACAAACAACAAGGTACTGAATTTCAAGATGCTTTCTCTGAAGAAATCTGGAGTACAACCTATCGTAACTACAAAGATAAAAATGTAAACAACACCTTCCGTCGAGTAGCAAAAGACATTGCAAGTGCAGAAGATACAGAAGAAAAGAAGCAGTATTGGGAAGAAAAGTTCTATGATCTCCTGACGGATTTCAAGGGTGTTGCTGGTGGTCGCATCACTGCTAATGCAGGTACAGATTGGAATGGGACAACTTTCATGAACTGCATTGCTGGTGAGACTATGGTGCATACCGATAAGGGTATTGTACAAGCGTCCTCACTTGAAGGTAAAGTAGTGAGAACACTTAGCAAAGATGGTATCTACCGTGAGGCTACTTGGAAGTCTTATGGGAAGCAAAAACTGTATAAAGTTGTGTTCAGCAACGGTGAAATCGTCTACGCAACAAAAGACCACAAGTGGATAGTGTCTGATCCAAAGAAAGGGTATTCATACGAATTAGAAGACCGTTTCTCAACTGTAGATATTGAAGGCCGTAACGTACCCGTGCAATCCTACGTTGTGGAGGGGTATGACGAAGAGGCATTTGATGCAGGGTATCTTAATGGTCTTGTTTACGGTGATGGATGGGAAGATGCGAGTCGGAGGTATTCTTCTGTTGCACAGTTTATGGGGAATACTCATTTGCTGACAGACTTAAAAGCACATGATGTTAAACTGTCTCACTATAAGGGAGTGGAGGATGCTCGTGCACAGATTAACAACCTTCCTGGATATTACAAGCAGTTGCCAATGGGTGTTAAAGACATTTCCTATCTGCGTGGGTTTGCTGCAGGAATGATCGCAACTGATGGGAACATTGATTCCCGTGGACATGTTACACTCTTTCAGGCCGACTTGGAGGCAATTGGGAATCTTCAGTTCTTGTTTGCACGAGCAGGTATTCCATCAAGTAGTGTCTCACTATACCGTGAGAAATCTCCTTGGGATGACACCATCAAGCCGTTGTACTGCTTGAGGTTGTTTAAATCTTCTTTCTGGAGTGATCTAAAACTTGTAAAGAAACAGAAGCATATTGATTACTTAACTAAGAGTGCTGCACCAAAATTTAAGTCTTATTTAAAGGTGGTATCTGTTGAAGAAACAGATCGTGAAGAAACAGTGTACTGCTGCGAAGAACCAGAAACACATACTATGGTTATTGGTTCTGGTATTCTTACTGGACAATGTTTTGTTGGTGGCCTACCTGAGTACAACATTGACAGTCTTGAAGGTATTTACCAAGTCCTGCAAGAACAATCCCAGACTCTAAAATCAGAAGGGGGGTGGGGTATGGATTTCTCTTGGATTCGTCCACGAGGCTCGTTCATTGCAGGTATTGGTGTAGAGTCCCCAGGTGCTGTTCGCTTTATGGAACTGTTTGATAAGAGTTCTGAGATTGTTACTTCTGGATCAGGTAAGAAGAATAATAACAAGAAGTCCAAGGAGAAGATTCGTAAAGGTGCTCAGATGGGTACTATGGCAGTGTGGCATCCTGACATTATTGAATTCATTACGGCAAAGCAATCTTCTGGGCGATTGAGCAAGTTTAATCTCTCTGTTAATTGCACAGAAGAATTCATGCAGAAGGTTAACGCCTTAGAAACTCTCCGTGAAAATATTGAGCAAGCTAAGAACAATAAACAATCTTTTGCTCTTGATAATCAGGATTCTAGTTGGAAGGTAAGACTACTTGAATCAAAGCTAGAGAAGGAAGATACTTGGAATCTTGAATTTCCAGAAACTACACATGAGAAATACAAGGCTGAATGGCAAGGAGATTTGAAAGATTGGAAAGCCAAGGGTTATTCTGTTGTTGTACATAACACTGTAAAGGTTTCATGGTTGTGGAATTTGATTATGGAGAGTACATATAATCGAAATGAACCTGGAATCTTGTTTCTTGATCGTGCAAATGAATACGCTCCAGCTAATTATCAAGAAAAAATCTTGAGTACAAACCCCTGCGGCGAGCAACATCTTGCTCCAGGTGGTGTATGCTGCCTTGGAACATTGAATTTGACTCAATTTATTAACAGTGAAGGAACTAGTTTTGACCTAAGTAAGATTGACAAGTACGTTCGTATCTTGGTGCGTTTCTTGGATAATGTTAATTCAATCTCAGATGCACCCCTCCCTATCTACGTAGATTCCATGCGGAATAAGCGTAGAATCGGTTGTGGTGTCATGGGGTGGGGTTCTGCATTGTTTATGCTCAAGACTCGATTTGGTTCTGAACAAGCAGAAGTATTGCGTGAACAAGTCATGCAGACATATGCAAAAGCTGCTTACGAAGCCTCAATTGATTTGGCTGGTGAGAAGGGCATGTTTACATACTGCACCCCTGAAAAACATGCAGAGGCAAAGTTCATTAAGAAGTTAAATCTTTCTGATGAGTACATGCTGAAGTTGCGTACTTATGGCATTCGTAATAGTTCTTTGCTGAGTCAGCAACCTAATGGTAACGGAAGTATCTTTGCTAATGTAGTGACTGGTGGTATCGAACCTGCATTCATGACTGAGTACATCCGTACAGTGATTGTCCCGGTTACACCAGATCACATCATTGACGTAACTCCTAAGTTCTATACTGGAGAGTTCCATGAAACAGAAATGTTCAAGTTCACTATGGAGGGGGATGAGCAGATTCTGAAAGGTGTAGATAAGTTTGGAGTAACCTATAAGATTGATAAGAGCCGTGGGTTGACAAAAGAAGTCCTGTGTGAAGACTATGGTATCAGGTACTTGAAGAAGACTGGTGAGTATAATCCTGATGCAGACTATGTTGTGACAACTACAGAGTTGCGTGTAGATGAGCACGTAAATGACCTGAAGGGTTTTGCTAAGTACACTGATTCTGCTTGTTCTAAGACTTGCAACATTCCAGCGGATTATCCTTATGAGGACTTCAAGAACTTGTACCTTGACGTGTACAACACTGGAGTGATTAAGGGCTTTACAACCTATCGTGCAGGGACTATGACTTCTGTGCTGTCAGCAGCTAAGGAAACGGTAGATGCAGAAGAGGAAGTAATTCTTGACGATATCAAGCTACCAGACAACCTTCCTGCGATGATGAAAACTCTTCGTGCAGAAGGGCGTAAGTGGTACTTGACGGTAATCCAGAATGAATTGCAGACTAAACCAGTTGCTTTGTTTGTTCAGACGAATCACTCTGAGAAGAATGTGATTGCTGAAGATACTGTAGCTAGACTGATTGAACTTGCTTTGTCTAAGAGTATTCCAGAGAAGCATATCTATGATACACTGAACAAGTGTAATCAAGATAGCAACACTACGAAGATTTGTAGGCTTATTTCTTTGAACTTACGTCATGGTGTGCTGATTCGGAACATTGTTAGTGCCCTTGATAAGGTAGAATGCATTGTTGGAACATTCGTGTTTCACCTTCGGAAGTACCTCGGTTCATTCATCAAGGATGGAGAAAAGGTTACGGATGAGAAATGCTCAGCGTGTGGAAGTACAAACGTAGTCTACCAAGAGGGTTGCAAGGTGTGTGCTAATTGTGGAAGCTCTAAGTGCGGCTAAAAAGTAACATTGAAACAGCTTGACAACTAAAATTTAATGCAGTAAGATACCCAACATGGATCGCAAGGTCTGTGTTGGGTTTTGTTTTATCTATTGAAAGTGAGTAGCTTTGCTACGAACGCTATGAAAGGAAATTATGCTGAATGTACAAAAATTCTTGCTTGAGCAACGTGAATTAGTCAAGCCACCAACTGAGTGCTTCGCTGCACTAACAGAACAGTTATCAATCAAGGTGAAGGTTTATCCTGAAAACGGCATCGTACTGCTGGACTATCACATGATTGATAGCCCCAAGATGCATCCCATTGTGATTGAATGCAGAAGCCTGATCCTTGATCTCAATACCTTCGGGGTCGTCTCGCGGAAGTTTAACCGCTTTTTCAACTATGGCGAGGCATTGGAATACTACCAAGATTTTGACTTGTCTCATGCAGTGATATCTGAGAAAGCAGACGGATCATTGATTGGGGTCTATTGGCACAACGGCAAGTGGCATATCTCTACTCGTGGTATGGCCTTTGCTGAAGGCGACCACCCATTAGGTGGAACTTTCCGTGATAAGGTGATTGATACTTTTGGTGTCACAGAAGAAGTATTTCAGACTGTGTTTAACGAATATCCAAAAGATACAACGTTTGTTTTTGAGTACACATCTCCAGAAAATCGAATTGTTACCAATTACAATGAACCTAAGATAGTAATCCTTTCCGCTAATAATGGAGAGACTGAGTGGAGCATGGAAGAGCTGAACATCACAATGACTAAAACTGCATTAAATGTACGTCCATTGAAAACTTACTCTGCAAATGACATGGATGAAGTAGTGAATCTTGCTAACTCTTTACCAAATCTGGAAGAGGGTTTCGTACTATATGACCCAGTAAGTAATAAAAGGATGAAGGTTAAAAGTTCCTTGTACGTTGTTGCACATGCACTACGAGGGGAAGATACCCTCCCTACACGGAAGAATCTTCTAAAGCTGTTCTTTACTGGCGAGTTAGATGAGTTTGTTGCTTATTTTCCAGAGTGGGAAGATAAAGCTGAAGCAGTAAGTCAGGATGTAAACCAAGCTAAGTGGGATTTGGCAGTAGCATGGGATGATAACAAACACATTGAATCTCAGAAAGACTTTGCTCTTGCAATTAAAGATGTAAAATACAATGGAATTCTATTTCAAGCACGTAAACAAAACACAGATATTGCTAATGTGTGGAAAAGCATACCCATTGAAAAGAAGATTTCTATGTTTGATAAGATTTAATGTATCTGAATATGAAAGAGTAATCATGACAACAATTATTATTTGTTACCTTGTATTCTTGGTGCCATTTGGTATCTTACTTGGTAAGTGTGTAAACTTTGGAACAGGGGGTGATGAATGAGTGAAATTAAAACATGGCAAAAGCGTAAATGTGTAGCGGTTACAAGATACACTTATATTGGGATGTCTGATGAAAACTTCATGCAAGAAGAGATTGATGAACTTCGTGCATACATTGAGAAGATTGAACAGGAACGTGATGGACTTCTTGTAAGGAATCAAGCACTTCTTGACCAGCGTGAATCATGGAGATGTCTTGCTTCTAAGTTTGAACAGGAACGTAATGAACTTCGTTCTACTATCCAAGAACTTGAACAATCAAATAGTTGGTTAGTTACTCAGAAACAAAGTGATGAAGTCGCTTATATAGATATGAGGGATCAACGTGATGTATTACTTAAGAAACTCCAAGAACTTAACCTGCAACAAATCAGTGACTTCGGGCAATTGCAGGAACAAACACAAAAGAAAGATTGTCTCAATTGTAAGTACGTCCACAGAAATAGCGATAAACAACCGTGCTGTATTTGTATCCATAGCGAAGATTATGCAGACAAATTTGAACTAAAGGAGTGAAGCCATGATTCAAGCCATCTTAGCTGTACTTACGGTTTCCTCTGCTTTAGGTCTAGAAGCTCCAGAACTTATTAAACCTTTTGCAACAGTTGAATCTTGCTTAATTGAAGCACAGAAACAGAACCAAGAAAACAATGAAGAATTACAAAAGCAAGCTGCTGGGTTTGTTTGTTTAGTGATTAAAGAACCTACTATTTGAAAGTGAACCGATGATAAATTTGACAAAGCAAGAAATTGAGTACTTTAACCCTATTATTAATATCAAAGCATATCAAGAGTTCTTAATGCTTCTACAAGATGCTGTTGCACGATATTTATCAATGTTCAATATTACGCGGTTTAATAATAAGTAAATTTTAGACAAAAGAAAACCCTACTATAGAGGCCGTAAAGCTTCCGTAGTAGGGTTTAGTCATTTGGGGTATACTACCCCTTAGTTTTTATTCTAAGGCTCTTCTAGGCCCGTTTAAATCGGTTCCAGAGACATTGCATAAGGTCATTCAACCTTACTCTGATTATCTCTCTTGAACTTATCTAAGGTTTCTTTAGCCGTATCATAGGACTTGTAGCAAGCCAGAAGTTCTTCTTTGATCAGTTCTGCTCTGGCAGCTTCCCTTGCAAGAACAACTCCATCCTCTCGATAAAGCTGGGCTCCAGTTGCTCCTTGTCTAACTTCTTGAGTTCCGGGATTGTCGGAAACTCCGCTTGACTCTGTACGAGAGGGGCGTGACTGCAAGCTTGCAGTGAGAGTAGCAACACGAGAATTAAGAGACTTGATTTTATCATTTTTATCCTTTTGAATTTTGTCAAAAGATTCTTGTAAAGCAATCTGAGTATTGAGTGATCTTTCTCTTAACTTTATGTTTTCTTTGCTTTGTTGAATATGAATCTCTGCTACAGCAGTAGCTACTGCTTCATGTACAATTACTTTATGGTAAGCAAATAGCCCAGTGAGAACAACTAAGATAATCGCTAACTTGACTTTCCAATCAAGAAGGAATGACAATATTTCTTCTTTAATCATAGCATCTCCTTATAGTCGTCTCTCATTTCACATCCTTCAAGCAAACGTTCATCTCATCCACCCTTCGATTATGCAATCCTTGTACAAACTTCCCGTCGGAATAACTCCAAGCTGGAGTCTTACCGTCATACTGATATGCAATCAGTTGGCATCCTAATCTATAATTCCCTAGATTCCACTGCTTCATAGCTTCAGATGAGCAAGTCTTGTTTACACCGAAGTTCCAAGCATGAGATGTTGCTGCATCAAATACTGATTGATATGGTAGCTTAGTAAAGCACAAAGCAAGTCTATTCTGAATATTTTCTAAAGCATAAGCTTCATTATCATTACACTCTTGCTGTGTCCATTTGTCACCTTTGATAAGTTTCTTTTTACTTACTGCGTTAGTTAACCCGCTGCAGACAGTCAAAACATTATGTGCAATCTTATCTTCGTACACAAATAGATGAGCATCTGGAGCACCCTTAGCAGGCTCCCACTTATGTAAGATACCTACACTTGCTGCACTTGCCAAGACCAAGGAACCAGCAATATGCGGAAAGTATTTTAATTTAGACATATACTGGTTCCTTTTCTTTTTACATCAAACCCATAAACTTAGCTGCAAACATCCCAACTAAGGCTACAATACCTGTTACAGCACTGATAACCCAGTTGCGAATCTGCCTATTCATTGGAACATCTTTTTCTAAGTCATCCAAGCGTTTCTCTAAAGCATCACATCGAGCTACTTGCTTATCTTGCAATTCAACTAACCGAGTATGAGCCTGCATCATGTGTACTTGCCCTTCTTCAATTTTAACTAGCTTGTTTACAGCAGTAGCCATTTCTTTCATACTTTCCTTCATTGAATCTCGAAGGTCACTGATGTGACTGTGGAGGTTATCAATGCGTTCAGCAATTACTTGAACTGTGCTGTCATCTTTTCGTTTATATTCCATAGTTTTTATTATATTGTTACATTACAATAGTATGAGTGGTAAGTATTGCTTGCGCTTGTGTGATACCAATCTCATAACCCGTTATGATGTTGTGTGCACATTCGTAGGTACTAGCACCAGCTTTGATCTGCACCTTATAAGTCCCGACTTCCTACGATTGGCGCTGGCTGCTTGCTTATCAGGTAACGCCACCAGAGAATGTCAGCACACCGTCAACTTCTTGCTGCATGGGTGAACTCATGCAGGTGATAAGGACGGTCTTCCTTGGCCCACTTGGGGATTAGGATCAAAGAGGGCATCAAAGTAATGCCACGCTTTAGGAGGGGTGAGTAGAAGGTCATTTGCTGCTCGATTGGGCGCATAACTACGCTATCAGATACTCAAAATTTCCGCGTACTTTC